GTGGCGGAACTGGAACCGCGTCCGGCGCAGGTGCAGGGCTGCGGTGGGCCTGACCCGGGGGCGATCACATGAGGCGCATCCTGTTCCTGTGGCTCAACCTGGGTTGGCCTCTTCACGCCGCCATCCGCTACGTGCTGGTCAGCGCATGGCGCCGCCGCACACCAGAGCCGGAGCCCATTGGCCCCGCGCCTGGGTGGCGCATCTTCCGCACGCGCTGCACCCACTGCGGTGATGAGTGCCAGAACATTGAGCGCGTGGAGCCGGCAGTGGTGCGCACCGCGTGGCAGTGCGGTCGCTGCTGGAAGATGACCGCGCGGGAAATCCGCTGACACGCTGGCAACGCCGCCCCGGGACCAGCACACCCTGAGGATGCACCCACAGCTCGCTAAAGCGCTGAACAACCGGAACGAACGCTGGCGGCCGCTGCCGCTGTGGCTCCTTCCGCATAGCCTGCCCACCGCGCGCGACCCCGCCCACATCCTGGAGGTGGTGGCAGCGCTGCAGCCGGAAGCATCCCCACGGTACGCGCCGCTCGGGACGCTGACCTACTGCAACATCTTCCTGTGGGACTTCACGTGCGCCATGGGTGCGGAGGTGCCGCACTGGGTGGATGCCGCGGATGCCCCCGCGCAGCCTGGCCGGCTCGCCCGCGAAACCCGCGCCAACGAGCTGGTGCGCGCCATGCGAAGGCCTGAGGGTGCCTGGGGGTACACGCGGGTGGACCGCGCCACCGCCGCCGCGCATGCATCGGCAGGCCGCCCGGTGGTTGCCGGCTGGGTGAATGAGCTTGGCCCCGGCCACGTGGGCGTGGTGCTCCCGGGGAACACCGCGGACCAGCTGCGCATTGCCCAGGCTGGCGCCCGGTGCGCGCGGGACATGTCCATGGCTGAGGGCTTCGGCCAGCGCCCGGTGCAGTTCTTCTCCCACCCGTGAACCACCCCGGCACGTGACGCGGTGGCGCGGTTTTCCGCTTCCAGCGCCGCCCCGGGACACGCACTCCATCCGCGGAGGGCACCCCGCATGAACACCCCAGACCTCACCGCTTCCGACGTGGCGGCCCGCCACAGCATCAGCCGAGCACTGGCCTACCGCCTGATGCTGGAGGTGGCGCGCGCACGTGGACGGGCGCCCGGTTGCCGTGCTGCCCTGCGCCTGCCGCTGGACGTCTGGGAAGCGGCCTGGGAGGCGTACCAATGCCAGGGCGAGACCGGCTGTATCTCCGAGGGCGCATCTGGTGGACGCGTGTCTACGACGCCCACGGGCAGGCGCAGCGCGTCTCCACGCACTGCACGGACAAGGCCGCAGCTGCGATTGTTGCCCGGCGGCTCGAACGGGAAGCCGCGAATCCGCATCACGCAGCCCAGGCGCAAGCCCGCCTGACCGATGCGCTGGATGCCGTCATTGCGCTGAAGGAAGAGGAGGTGGGCGCGAGTAAGCGCCGGCCCGCCACCCTCACCTTCTACCGCTCCAAGGCGGGCCACCTGGTACGTCTGTTGGACGTGCCCATGCGCGCGCTCACCCCCGCCGCGGTGGACGCCTACGTGTCCCAGCGTCGCAGCGAGGATGCGCGGGACACCACCATCCAAAAGGAGCTGGTGGTGCTCTCCCAGGCGCTGCAACTGGCCAAGCGCCGGGGCCTGTGGGTGGGCGACCTGGCCGCGGTGATGCCGCCGTCCCTGGCGGGCGACTACCAGCCCCGGGACCGATGGCTGCGCCCATGGGAGCTGCGCGCCCTGCTGGAACAGCTGACCCCGGACCGGGCCGCGCGGGTGGCGTTTGCCGTGGCCACCTCCGCCAACTGGAGCGAGACGGATGCGGCGCAGCGCGGGGACGTGGGCGCCACGCTGGTCCAGGTCCGCGGGCACAAGCGCGTCACCCGCATGCGGCAGGTGCCGGTGGTGATGCCATGGCAACGGGACCTGTTGGCGTTCACCGCCAAGCACGCGGCCGGCGTGGAGGGCGCGCTGTTCCTGCCCTGGCAGAACGTGAACCGGGACCTGCGGGCCGCCTGCGCGCGCGCCACCGAGGCAACCGGGCACCCCGTGGCACCGGTGAGCACCAACGACCTGCGGCGCACGTTCGGAATGTGGGGGCGCCTGTCCGGCCAGCCGCTGGAGTACCTGGCGCCGATGATGGGCCACGCCACGACCACCATGCTGCAGCGCGTGTACGGGCGCCTGACTGCGGATCACCTCGCAGTCTTGGCCACAGAGTGTGACGCCGGTGTGCCGGAGAGGTTGGACACGGTGGACAGGATGGACAGCGCGGCCGGCGGGGCAAATGAAAAACCCCCGGTGTTTCCGGGGGTTTCGGGTGTTCTGTTGGGGCGAATGACGGGGTTCGAACCCGCGACCCGAGGAATCACAATCCTCAGAATGGAAGGCGTTTCACCGCGTGCAGACGCGGAGAAGACGCACCTGATGCTGTGCATTGTGACGCCGGTGTGCCGCGACGCAGGGTGAGCGCGTCACGCTCCGGCCAGCTGGAACAGGGCCACGCTCCCCGGCTCATGCGGCAGGCGGAGCGCCTTCCGGTCACGCACCAAGGCTTGCAGCGTGCGGTCCAGGTCGGCGTTGGTGGAGCGGATTCCCATGGCGGTGGCCAGCTGCTTCCGGCTCATGGGCCCGGTGGCGAGCAGGGAGAGGACGCTGGCGCGGTAGTCGGTGGGGGCGCTGGTCACTGCACGGCCCAGCTGCGCATGAACTCCATGGACTCCTGGATGTCCAGGTCCGCGGCAACCTCACTCCAGCACAGCCCGGTCCGGCACAGGCTCTGCGTCCGAACCTCCCAGAGCCACGCCTTCTGGCCGTGGCGCACCACCTGGTAGCGGGACCAGCGCACCTGGGTGGCGGGCAGCATGTCGGCCGGCGTGGGCTCTGGGAACGCCTTGGGTGCCAGGACCACCATGCGCACCACGCGGAGCCACTCGCGCCAGCGCGTGCGGGAGGACGTGCGGAGCGGCTCCCCGGGAGCCTTGCGGTGCATGCCGGTGCTCATGGCTTGCTGTCGCCCGGGCTGCGGCCTTCATCCACTTCCGGGTGCAGCCAGTCCCAGACGCCGAGCACGCACAGCGCCAGCCAGAAGAAGAAGGCCAGCACGTAGCAGCCGGCCATGTAGATGCGGCGCTTCATTGGCCCGCCCCCAGGGTCTCCAGCTTCTGCAGCGTGAAGCGAAGCAGCCACGCCGTGGCGTCCCGCTTGTGCGGGCTCAAGGCGCGCCTCTCCGGACAGGTGCCGCTCCAGGGTGCCCGTGAGCTCGTCCCGCTCCCTCTCAAGGAACTGTCTGCTGTGCTTGCTGGCGTGACGCTCCGGCTCCCGCGTCCCACCCGGATGCGTCCTTCACGGTGACCCGGCTTGGCCTTGGGTTTCGCTCTCATGGGCGGATGACGCTTCACCCGGTGCGGCGAATCCAGAGCGTACTGCTACCGGCCCATCTTCGGGCCCGGCCGGCCGTACCCGCGGCGTGCGCGTCCCATGCTGCGCCCCACCCGCACGGTGCTCACGGTGCCCGACGTGCCTGTCCCTGCCACCGTGTCCCCGGTAAGCGTGATGGCGCCCGCAGCCACAACCGTTGTGTTGCCGACACCCGCCACGGTGTCCGACGCCAGCGTGATGGCGCCCGTTCCGTTGATGGTGGGTGGCGCCGCAGTGCCGAAGAAGAAGTCCCGCAGCGCATCCGCGTTGGCGTTGTCCGCGTCACCCGGTGCAGGGGATGGGCGGACATTCCCAGGCCGCGGCCAGCGCGAGCCAATCCCACGCCCCTTGCCGCCGCTCGACATGTCACGTCACCAGCACCACCAGACCGCCGCTGGTGCGGGCTGGGCAGGAGTCGGGCGGAGGGTCGGTCTGGTCCGGGGTCGTGTCCTCAGCGCCCAGCAGGCGCGCCGCAGCGCACTCCCCGGTGGCGGCCTGGAAGCACGGGCACTCCTCGCAGCGCGTGGGCATCAGCACGGGTCACCCCTGGGTGAAGACGATGGCGCCGGAAACCGTGACGGCGGTGGTGGCAGTGGGCAGCCACACCAGGAACGGGACGGTGTTGTCGTACAGGCGCGGGAAGCCGCTGGTGATGGCATCCACCGCGTTGCCGGTGTTGGCGATGGGCAGCTCCAGCTCAGCGATGAAGCGGTAGCAAACCAGGTGGATGGCGCCGCCGCCGTAGGACGTACCCAGCGTGATGCCGCCACCGCTGGCTGCGGTGATGGCGCGGATGCCGGTGTCGCCCGAGGCAAGCTGGAACGGGACGAACGTGCCCGCCACTGCGGTCGCGGGGAATGACGTGATGGTGGCGACGTTGCCGGTGTTCCCGGATTGGTCCGTGTAGTTGAGCGTGGTGTTTGCGATGGCACCCGCGTTGGTGGTGGCCGTGCTCACCTCAATGGCGCACATGACGCCCACGCCGTTGGTGCTGCCGTCCACATCACGCGCCGGCCACGTGGGCGTGGTGATGGCCTGCAGCGTCGTCGTTGCGACGGCAATGCCGCTGTTGTGCCACAGGCGGTCGTAGAGGAACACGCGGCCCGCCACCGACGCTGCAGCGGAGAAGCGCGCCAAGTACGTGTTGCCGCTCACCGGGTTGGTGAAGGGCACCTGCCCTGCATATGTTGTCAACGCCGCGCCGTTGATTCCGGGGCTAGGGGCCGCAGCCGCGCCCGGTGCGCCGGTGGTGTAGAAGAACGAATGCCGCACGCCCACCGCCTCCATGATGGCGCCCACCTTCAGCACCTCCAGCGGCGGACGCATGCCAGCCACAACGCCATCCAGCGATGTGATGGCGGCCAGCGCGGTGAGCGGGGCGAGGAGTGCGAACAGCGCGAGGGTGATGCGGGTGCGTGGGGTCATGGGTTTCCTTCCGTGATGGTGAGGGACGTGATTTGCACGGGTTGGCCGGTGACGATGCTGGTGGTGCTCAGCGTGATTTCCCCGCCGCCACCCGTGGCGGTCACGGAGAAGTCGCCCACGAACGTCCCGGCGGAATCCGTGACGCGGCACCACACAGCGGTACCCGTTGCGTTGGCGGATGCGTCCTGCGTGAACGCGGAGAACGTGAGCACCCCGCTGGCCACGGCCCCGCACGGGTCCGAACACGTGACCTCCGCCAGCAGTGTGGTTGCCGTCCCGCCGGTGGCAGGCCGTGAGCCTGTGTAGAACCGGAACACGCCGGGGCCCGCGCCACCATCAATGGCGTCTCTGAGGGCTGTCATGCGTGCGTTGCGAACGGTGCTGCTGAGTCCGGGCATGGTGTCCTCAGATGGTGATGGTGGGCGCGGGGTTGTCGTGAATCTGGTGGATGCCGTGGTGCAGCAGGTAGACGAACGCCCCGGTGCCCCAGGTCGCCACCAGCACTTCAAGGTTCCACTGGTTGAAGGCGCCCGGGGTGAACGGGAGCATGCCCAGCGAAATCGTATGTTGGCCGACGGCGTACGTCCCGGACGTCAGAACGCTGGCGCCGTTGCGCTCCGCCGTGACCTCCACGGTGCATGAGGCGGTGACGACGCGGATGGTCACGGTGGGCTGCAGCGCCCGGTAGATGGCGCCGGGCGGGACCCAGGCGGGACCCATGGGGCTTTTCACCACCCACCATGGGTTGCTCCCAATGGGCTCGGTGGCGCGCGGCGCTTCGTGGTTCACAATGGCCGTGTTGACCTGGTCACCCCACGCGTGCTGCCACACGGTGTGCTTCTGGGGCACGCCCATGATGCCGCCGCTGTGGTCGTGGCCCGGCAGCATGTTGCCGTTGAGCGGCGTGGGCGGAGCGCACGGGTTGATGATGCCCCAGTCCGAGGATTCGTTGTCCCCATCAATGTACTCACGCAGCCAGCGGAGGTTCCCCGCAATCTTGTCCAGCGTGTAGCCCTCGGCAGCCGCATTGCTCCGCACGTTCTGGGGCAGAAGCGTGCGCAGGGTTCTCGAACCGCTGATGATTTCGCCGGCCATCGTTGTTCACCTGTCCAGGTAGAAGCAGGCAGACAGCACCGAAGTGCGGCCCGCGCTGCCAGCGGTGGCACTCTTCTGCGACACCGACCACCCGTTGGCCGCGTTCGGTGTGTATTCAAACGCATTGGCCCCAGCGGTTGGGACCTTCAGCACCTCCGGCAACGCAGCCCCGCCCGCGGTGCCCCGGAACGTCAGCACCGTGGCGCCGAACTCTGCGTTGGCCTCCGCGCGGTTGCCTTTGCCGGTCTCGCAGAAGACCAGCAGCGCCACTTTGAGCTTGCTGTTGGCCAGCGCGCTGTTGACCGAGTTGGGCATGAACGTGCGCCCCACCGCGATGGTTCGCAGCGTGGTGTTGTTGCTGCTGTTGGGCGCCAGCACGTGCTGCCCGTAAGCCTCCGTGGGCGTGCGGTCATAGAAGCCGCTGGTGACAAGCACCACGTGCGGCCACTCAATCTCCGGGCCGCTCCCGGCCGCACCGGTGTGCGCGTGCCCAGGCACGGTGAGCGTGACGTTGCCCGGACATGGCCTGCCGGTGGCCTGCTCAATCATCCGGTTGACGTTCTCCGCCAGCATGGACAGCAGCGCCGCGTGCAGGGCCGCGTCACCACCCGAGGGCGCCAGGATGTCATCCACAATCTGGTAGGCGTTGGATGCGCCCGGGTCGCCCACCGTGGCGAGGTTGGACGCTGCCGGCGGCGCCACCCACTGCAGCTCGTCAGCGCCGCCGCGGTTGCGGTCCACCACCTGGACGATGAGGCCGGCGTACACCTCACGCAGGCTGTTGCCGGGGCGCAGGGTGGTCTTGACGTCCAGCCAGTAGAGCCCCGCGGTGGCCACGCGGAACAACATGCCCCACGGATTCTGGATGCCGCTCTCCAGCATGAAGATGTCCGCGGTCTGGTTGCCCAGGTTCAGCGGAGCCACCAACGGGACGTTCACGTAGCCCGCCACCGCCGCGCCGGCCTCGGTGCGCAGCGTGACCGTCATTCCTGGGTCACCGTTGCAGTCCAACAGGAACAGCGTGTCGTAACCAACGGTGGCCGGAGCCAAGAAGAAAAGCGGGGCCATGCACGGGATGCCGTCGGTGGCCGTCGTCGAGTCTGTCTCCTGGATGGAGAAGGGCGCAGCGTACGCGAGGCTCGCTCCGTTCAGCGCATCCAGGGATGAATTGGGGCCGCGCGTCCCGTACATCCAGGACGCAATCTGGCGCACCATGCGGTTGCCCGCTTCAATGTGCTCATGCTGCGCGTTGGCGGGGACGTCCCCCACGCGTGCCGCGCTGAGGCCAGACAGGCGCTCCTGGATGTACCCCATGTCTGCGAGGATGCCGCGCAGCACGGATGCCTCAACGTTCTCTCCGATGCGCAAGAGCGAGGCGAGCACACCGCGGAAGTCCAGCCCAACCTGCACCGTCATGGTTCAACCCCAGGTGTCTGCGTCGTTGTTGACGGTTCCCAGTCGCCCACCTGTGTCCGCCTGGAAAGCGTAGTCTCGCTGCGCAAGCCCCGCGGTGTTCTGCACGGTGCTGTCTGCGTTGTCGTATTGGGCCTGCACCAGGATGTCCCCGCTGACGGGCGTGAATCCGACCGTGCCCGTCACGGTGACCGTGGTGGCCGTCTTTGCGGTGACCGTGAGGACACCGGACGCCACGGAGAACGGCGGGTCCGCGGACTTGTCCAGGAGGCGCACCTTCCAGCCCGCGGGCCAGTAGTCGCCCGGTGAAGCGCCGCCGCCGTACCGGTGGTTGGTCGCCAGCGTGATGACCTGCGGTGGGCCACCTGCCCAGGACTGCACCACGCTGGATGGGCTCACCGGCTTCGCCGCCCACGTGCCGTGCGCGGTGATGGTGACGGTGCCGGACTCCAGGTCAATGCCGGAAACGCTCACCACCTCCAACGGGGTGTTGTTCAGCGTGCCGCCAGCGAACGTACGCAGCGCCTCGCAGGTCACCGCAATGACGTCCCCGGGAATCAGCGTGTGGTACCGGAAGGGGAGTGTGAGCGTGTAGGCCGGCACGCCCACCATGCGCCGGTGCACAATCTTGTCGAACCGCGCCACCAGCTCTTCGTAGATGGCCGGCATGCTGCCCGTGGTCACCGCGGACTGGCCGCCATTCTGCTGCGGCACATCCACCACCAGGCCCTTGAGCTTCCATGTCACTGCCGACGCGGAATCACGGAAGGTCTCGTACATCCGCATGTCCCGGATGACGACCTTGCCCATCAGCTTGTCCGTCAATGGGTCGCTGTTGCACTCGATGATGATGGAATGCACCGCCAGAGACTCATCATCCACCGACACGTGGGACTCGTTGAGGTCCACGTGTTCCTGCGGGATTCGCGCAACCACGGACGGGCTCGCGTACAGGCCGGACAGCCGCTTGAAGCTGAGCTTTCCATCCGCATTCAGGAAGAAGAACCCGCCCAGCTGGATGCCCACCTCCGTCAGCAGGTCAATCACCTTGGCCTGCCTTGTGGAATCCAGCAGGTAGGACCAGCCGAGGCCTTGCTCTGCCAGCAGGTCGTCGTTGGCCAGCGTCGTCAGGTCCACCATGGCGGCGCGGATGCCCGCACCAAAGCGGCGGTCCAGCGCGCCATCAGAAACCGTGGTGACCGTGGCGCCACTGGTGGATGTGCCGAAGAGGACGTCATACGTGGCGTTGTTGTCACCGTTGCCGCGGTCGGACAGCAGCACCCGCAGCAGGTCCCGCATCGGTGGGCCGTTGAGCACGTAGCAGAGGCGGCATGAGATGCCGTCCACGGAGAAGTCTCGTCCAAGGGGGCCGGTTGGGTCGGTGGTGCCGGTTGCACCACCGCTCACCGCATCCCCGAGCCACGCGGTGATGGCATCGTGCTTGATGAACAGGTCTCCCGTGCCGTTGATGCTCACCACCGGCGTGATGATGGGCTTGCCGTCGTTGACGTCTTCCCCCAGCGTAATGACAACACGCAGCCCACCGGTGAGCGTGGTGGGCAGCCACTGCCAGTCCCCCGCCAACGTGAGCTTCAGGAGCGGTTGCGACGGTGTGTCGCTGCTGGCCGTGACGCCAATGGCCTGGACGCGGATGCCGTCCATCCCGGTGGCCAGCGGACGCTCCAGGACCATGTGCATGGCGTCGGCAAACTGCAGGTCCCACGTTCCGTTCACGCCATTGAAGGAGTAGCTGTCCAGGACGTACCGGCCCACCAGGCGGCTCTGGTCGCTCACGTGGAAGCGCAGCTCCGCCACCCGGCCGCGCAAATGCGTGGGTGAGCCCTGCACAAACGCGCCATCCTGATGCGCCTGCGGCGCCTGGCTCACGGCGAGCGCGGCGTAACGGCGCGTCACGGTGGTCAGCGTGTTGGTGCCGAGTCCGCCCACCAGGATGCATTCGCGGTCCACGTAGACCACCCGACCCGCGCTGAAGCCCGACGTGTTCTGCACGTTCAGCGTGGTGTCCGCGTTGGTGATGGCGGCGGTCAGCCGCGTGCGTGGCGTGCGGCGGCGCTCAAAGTAGCGGTCAATGGTGGGCGTGGACCGGATGGACAGCGACAACCCAGAGGGCCCCACAATCATCTGGTCGTAGTCGAGCTCCGAGCCCTCCGGCTTGATGCTGTCTTTCACCAGGGCGTTGATGCTGGTCAGGCTGGCGGGGCCGTTCAGAAACGTGGTGCTGGTGTCCAGCACTTGCTTGCTGTTGGTGCCGAACAGGAGCGGGATGCCGTCAATCAACAGCGTGGCTTCCAGGTCGGCCATGCTGAGCCCAGCGTCAATGGCGGTCTGGTACGTCATGGGCTCACGCCTCCCACTCGGTGCGGCGCAGCGAAAGCATCATGTTGTACGTGGGTTGGTTGTACGCCATCCGCGGTGGGTCAAACTCCATCAGGTTGATGTTGCCGCCGTCCGGGGCCAGCACGTAGGTGGCCATGTGTTTGGTGCTGACCGGGCTGTATTTGTTGTGCGGCAGCGGGTTGGGGCGCTCAATCTGTAGCGTGGTGCTGCCGCCGCCGCTCACCACCTGCACCGCCTCGCCATCAATCCAGATGGCGGCGCCGTTGGTGATGCCGGTGCCGCTGTTGACCGACGCGACCACTGCAACGTCCGTGAGGGCCGCGGTCAGGTACCGCACCGTGGCTTCCGAGTCGTAGACGCGGACCATTTCCCCGCGGCGCAGGAACGGCCACATCACCGACTCGAACGTGAAGTCCGTGTCGGAGTCGGTGCCGTTGTTGATGAGCCCGGTCTCGTTGCGCGCGTAGATGCGGTCCACGTGGCGCATTTCCATGAGGCGGTTGCCCGGCTCTTCACCGAGGGACCATGGCCATGCCTGCCCGTTGAAACCATTCATCACCGCGCCGACGTTGGGACGCTTCGGTGGCCGTGACGCTGTGCGTTCTTTGCGGTCACCCGGTGACCACACCCCGTGGATAACCCCGCCATCCAGGGATGGAGCCATGGCCGAAGACGTGCGCAGCGGTGGCGCGCCCAGGCGCTTGTAGGCGCGCGAGCCCTCCGCGTTCGCACCTGAGGGACGGAACTTCGCTGCGCCGGCTACACCGCAATCCCACAGCGCAGCGGCAATGCCCGCCACAAAGCTGTTGTAGGTGGCGGTGTACGTGTACAGCGTGTCCGCAAGCTCAAAGAGGTAGGCGAACCGCCCGAGCAGGTCCGTGGAGTCCGCGGCCTTGATGGCGCCGACCCTGGAATCCGTCCAGTAGATGCCTTCCGGAATGTTCACCTGGATGTTGACGCCACTGCCATCCACCATCCCCACGTTGCATGTGCCGCGCACCGTGTGGCTGGCGCAGAAGACGGGGTATCCCATGGTCAGCCTCCCATCTGCCGCTGCAGATACGTGCTCTGGCGGGCCGCACGCATGGCGGCCGCCACCGGCCGCGCGGCTTCACGCGCGTTGCGTGGCTGGATGTTCACGCCGCTGTTGTTGGTGATGACCTGGACGCTGAACGTCCCGTCACCACCGCCGCCGCCACCCATGCTGTTCCGGCCGGTGCGGCCGCCGCCTCCGCCGCGGGAACCCTCCGACCCGCGGTCGCCCCGGTCGTCATCGGCGCGCGCACGGTCCTGCTCGTCACGCGTGAGCGGACGCGCCAGACCAAGGCCCACCGCGCCCGCAGCTGCGCCACCGCCGAGCGCCGCGTAGCCCGCCGCCGCCGCCGCGTGCTTGCCTGCGGAAATCAAATACATGGAGCCCGCCACAGTGTCGTAGCGCGCGTAGGACGTGGCAGCGGCGGCCACGTCTGCACCCGCGTTGGCTGCTTCCATGGCGCTCTTCTTGAAGGCCTCCGCTGCCAAGGCCGCGGCAAACGCCTGGATGCGAGCCGCCACCAGCGCCGGCAGCTGGTCCGTTTCAATGAGGTACTGCTGCCAGTTCTCGCGGTTCAGCTCACCCAGCGTGCGGACGCTGGACGCAAAGTCATCCACAATGGGCATGACCGCATCCACCGCCGCGCCGTACGCGTACAGGGATGCTTCCAGGATGGTGTTGGTGACCGCCGTGCGCCGCGCCGCCGCCTCCTGGCGATGCAGGGCGTCCACCGCAGCTTCCGTCTCCCGCTGACGGTTCTGGATGCGGCGCTCGGTGGCCTCCTCATCCAGCTTCAGGGTCTCGGCAATCACGTTGTCCGCGGTGCCCGCCCTGCGCATGGCGGACGCCCGCTCGGCGCGCTCCTCGGCTGCAAGGCGCCGCTCCAGCGCCGCCCAGTTCGCATCCTGGGAACGCCGGAGGATGGCCGTGCGTTCCACGCTGACGTTCTGCTCCGAGTCCAGCTTCTGGCGCTGCACGGCCTGCTCAAAGTCCAGGTCTTCCCGCAGGGCGGTGCGGCGGTCACCCGACGCCCGGGCCTCCACAGCCAGGACGTCGCGCTCTATCTGTTCATTGCGCGCCACAATCCGGTTGAAGTCGGCCATCTCAAGGCTGGCCAGCACCGCGCTCAGTTCCCGCGCCTTCTTGGCGCGCGCCTCCGCGGTGGCGTTCGCAATCTGGACGCGCGTCAGCTCCAGCTGCGCGGTGTGCTTGAACTCGTCGTCGGCCAGGCGCTTCCGCTCAGCAGCCTTGCGCTTGGCCTCTTCTGCTGCGGCCTTGTCCTTGGCCTCCTTGTCCTTCGCGGCCTTGTCGTCCAGGTCCACCTGCTCAACAAAGGATTTCTGAAGCTCTGCTTCCTGGGTGGCCCGCAGGATGGAGCGCTGGTTGTACAGCCGGCCCATGGTTTCGCTGGCCGCACGCTCCGCGCGCTCAATCTCCATGATGACCTTGGCCACGTCATCAGGCATTGCCATCAAGCGGAACGACACCGAGTTCAGGCGCTCTTCAGCAATGCGCTTCAGTTCGCGCTGCTTCTCGATTTCAATCTCGATGGCCTGGACAACCTTGCCCTGCGCGGTGGCCATGTCCCGGAGCTGCTGCGCGCTCTTGTCGCTGAACGGGTCGGCCGACCCCTGCGCCATTCCCTGAAGCCCCGCCAGCACCGCATCCACCGCGGCCGCCACTTCCTCAGCCTGTTTGCGCGCGCGCCCCTGCTCGGTGCGGTAGACCTCCCAGGCCCTTGTGGCGAGGGCGAGGGCGCCGACAATGCTGCCCGCCGCTGCGCCCACGCCGCCGCCCGCAATGGCAGCCGCCATCCCTGCAAGGTCATCCACGGCGCCGCCCAGGACAGATGCGACCGTGCTGCCCAGGACGCCCGCGTCATTCTTGGCCTTCTTAAAGCCGTCCGAGATTTCATCGGAGGTCTTCTTGAATGCGTCAGCAGCGCCGCTTGCGGTGGTGGCGTTGTTCTTCAGCGCGCCATCCACGGACTGGAAAGCGCGCAGGGCGTCGTCGGCCCCGTCCACCTCAATGGCATACACCGTCGGGATGGTGCTCATTCGGCCCCCGCGAGGAATGCCGCGCGCCAGACGCGGGACAGCTTCCACATGGCCCGCCAGCGCGGCGGCAGCGTCAAACCAACGTCATCCCCCAGCAGCCCTTCCACCACGCCCGGGTTGCCCTTGGGGTCAATGCCCGCGCGCGCCAGGGCATTGGCCGCGCGCAGCACCTCCGGGTCCTGCATCCCCATGGCCGTGGGGCACCGGTCCACCGCGTCACCCACCAGGATGGGCAGCCGCCCGGGCGCCACGCCGCCGCACATGCCGTTGAGTTCCAAGAGCCGTGGGTTCTGCATGCAGTCCTTGCAGGAGTAGAGGCCTGGCTTCTTCCACAGCCAGGCCCTCAGCCTTCCCCCATTTCCGAGTCCACCTCCTGGAACGCCCGCACCTCATCCGCGGCATGCAGCAACAGCTTGGGCCCGCCGAGCTGGAACAGCCGCTCGTATTCCTTCTCCCCATCCACCAGGCCGTGGGTCACCAGCTCCCGCACGTGCTGGCCGTAGACCTGGTGGTGCTCCGGGCTGCGGGTCGCGCGCACCACCGCCACGCGCTCAAAGTCCTGGCCACCCAGCGCCGCCACCGCGGCATCCGCGGAGCCGTGTTCCTCCACCAGCTCCCGGCGCGCCTTGGAGACCAACAGGTGCACGGCGGATTCATGGCGGGACAGCAGCGAGTCCCACAGCAGCGGGTCCTCCAGCGAGCCCACGTGCTTCATGGTGACGGTGTACTGCGGGTCTCCCTCACGCTTGGCCACGCGCTTCTTGAGTCGCTCGATTTCCTTCTCCAGCACCACGCGCTCCGCCTCCTCCAGCGCCTTCTCGGATTCACTGGAGAGACGGCGCTCATACGCCGCAATCTTGCCCCGCAGCGTGCTGGTGATGGATGTCTTGCGGGTCTCGTTCCACAATGCGCCCATGGCCGCCCCCGCTCAGATGCCGCTGCCCACGGAGAAGTAGACGCTGGCGGTGATGCCGTTGGCCTTCTGCGCGGCGGTGGGTTCGTGCGCCGTGAACGTGAGGTCCAGGCTTTCCTTGTTGCCGATGGTTCCTTCCTTCACGCCAATGGTGGCGTTCGGGAAGAACACGCCGACCCATCCGGCGCCGCCACCAGGCTGTACCATGGAGAACATCACGGGCACGGCGGTCTTGGCCTCGTACTTCGTCCACAGGTCGGCCAGGTAGTAGACCTTGGCCGTGGCGGTGGGCCGCTGACCGGTGATGTGGATGCCGTCGCGTCCGTTGTCCCCGGCGCCCTCGTTGCACTCAATCCACTCGCGCGACACGCCGAAATCAATGGACGCTTCACTGAAGCAGAGGTTGGCGGCTGCCGCATCCTGCCCAATGATGAGGTCTCCGCCCTTCACCATCAGCGCGTGGTGCGTGAACTGGTTTTCCTGCGGGGACGCAATGTCCACCGGTGCCAGCCACTTGTCGAACTCCATGTCCATGGCCAGCTGCGCGCCGCCCTCCGCCGCCATGTTCTGCAGCTTCAGGCCGAACACACCGCCGTAGAACGCCATGTCCTTGTGCGTGTCCCGCTTCACCTGCAGCCCAACGACCTGGGCACGCTCACCCAGCGTCGGGCGGAAGTAGAACGCGCCCAGCACGTCACCGCTGGTGGGCGCCACGGGCAGGCCCAGCGCCGCGTTCAGCACCAGATTGTTCGTGGCTTTCGACAGGACAAACCGGACCTTCTGGCCGTACCGGATGCCCATGCCGGGCGTGATGGTGCTGGCCAGGGTGACCGCCAGCGGCGCGGCAACGGTCCCCTGGCCGGTGTTGGAGCCTGACACCGTGGTGCCGCCGAACCCCAGGTCAGCACTCATGCCGAAGTAGTTTTCCAGCAACCCCTGGGCGAAGCAGGAGGTGGGGTCCGTGGTGGCCCCGAACTTCTTGTCCCCGCCCCAGAGGCGCACCGCCGTGGAGTAGCTGGCCTTCTTCACCGTGGGCTGCGGAGGCGTGGAGGCGCCGATTTCGTTGTCCTCCTCCACCCCGTCGTCCAGTTGCTCCTTGTTGAGCAGCTGGCGGCCAATGGTGGGAAGCCGAATCCACGACGCTCCGGCCAGCGGCGCTGCGGCGTCCTTGTTGGCGGCAATCACGTAATCCACACGGTTGACCAGCGCGCTTCCGGGCATGGGCTCTCTCCTTCGTCAGGGCTCGACCGTCTCCAGGTGCTCCACCTGGAACGGCAATGAAAGGGTCCAGATGTTTCCGCCCACGTCTTTGTCCGTGCGCACGTCCACGTCGTAGTCACCGGGGACGCACACATGGCCGTCCGGGTGCAGGGCGCGCGGAATGCGGTCCATCAGAGCAACGGCGTCCCGTCCGATGACGCTGCTGATGGAGCGCGCGCTGCCCGTGGTGTGCACGTAGGCAATAACCAGGATGAACGTGAACCGCCGGCAGGCTTCCTCGGTGTCCCCCTCATGGCCGGTGGTCTGCTCTTCACCGCCGGAGCGCAGGTAGATGTCAAAGCCGCGGTCGTTGGGGGCGCCCTCCACGGACACGTGCTCATTCTCCGTGAAGGTCGGCGCAAGGGAGCCATCCGCGGCCGGCGTGGTGGCAAGGACCGTGGTGGCCACCGTCGCCAGGATGTCCGACACCTCCACCGTGGCCATCAGTACCCCCTGGGCGGGCGGGGCATCTTCCCGGCGCGGAGGTCATTGCCCACAAACCACCGCGGCTGGGTCCACGCGCGCTCCTTGCTGTGGCTGAACCCGTCGGCGTCGTCGTAGTGCAGCGCGGTGTTCCGCAGGGCCTCCTGGTACAGGCCTTCATGCGTGGCGCGCAGGCCGTCGTAGACGTCTCCCTCCGCGCGCTTGAACGCGCTGAACACGTTCACCGCGGCGGCGTGCAGCGCCATCAGGTGAAGCGTGCCCGCCGGGCTGATGAGGCTGGGCCGGCGCCCGCGGGAGCGCACGTAATCCAGCACGCGCGTCCACGCCGGCATGATGTAGAGCCGGTCCGCCACGGACTCCACGGACGTGCCCGTCTCCACCGCGGCTTTGGCCAGCATCTGCTTCAGCTGGACGTGCAGCGGGTACAGGTCATCCACGCGCACGGGGACCTGGTCCACCAGCGGCTGCCGAACCACGTCAAAAACAATGACCAGCGGGTGGGTGAGCGTGCTGACCACGAGCTCCGCGCGGTACCCCTCGTCCAGCGGGAAGGTGGCGCGGTTGGAGCAGTCCAGGGTGAGCGTGAGGCGCTTGGTGGTGGCGTCCTTGGAGACGGACACGCTGGGCGCAATGGGCGTGCTGTCCGGACCGCCGTTGCCCGGGCGGTAGACGTTGGCGGTGATGGCGGGGCTGGTGCTGGGGTCGGTGAGCACCCCGTTCTTCTCGGCCCACGCGCCAATGACCTGGCCAGCCTGCCCGTAGCAGGCCTCCTGAATGCCGCGGTAACCGGTCGGGTTGTAGGCCATCAGCCACCCCGCCCTGGGTTGGTGGTGGGGTTGCCGAACGCGTCCGTGCCCTGCAGCCGAGCCACCGCGCGCTCCGCGGATGCCGCGGCAACCTTGGCCTCGAAGGCGTGGCTTTCCGCGCGCTCAAGGCGGTCCAGGAATCCGTCCACGCGCGCCACCACCTTGGAGGTCTCGCGGGTGCGCTCGTCGTGTTCCTTCAGCGTGCTGGTGAAGACCTCCATCTGGCGCTTCAGCGCGTCCACCGCCGCGCTGTTGGCCTGCAGCCCGTTAATCATCTGGGCGCGCCACATCTCGTCGGCCGCCTTGGCGTCCGCGGCCTTCTTCGCTTCCTCTGCGGCCTTGGCTTCCGCGGCCTTCTTCGCGGCGTCCGCGGCTTCACGCTTGGCCTTGCGCCAGGCGATGCCCGCCTCCACCGCGCGGGGGAACACCCAGCGCAGCAGAGCACCGGCTGTGCCCGCGCCACCCAGGGTGGCCAGAATATCTGCGCTGTTGTCCTTGGCCCAGAGGAGGATGTCGGTCATGGCACATCCTCCTCGAAGGTCACCAACCAGTTGTGGAGCGGGATGGGCGTGCCGTTGCACGTCACAGACGCCGCATTGCCGCCGCTGTCGCGGATGTTGCCGCGCGGGCCTGCGGTGGGACCCGCGTTGTCGCCGTTGGTTCCCGTGTACGCGTAGCGGAGCAGCCGCGTGCCGCCCGTCGGCGTCGTGTTCAGCGTGATGGTGCACGTGGTGGCGCCGCACGAAACGCTGGAGATGGACGCGGACGTGGTGGCGTCCGTGTACTCAAACCCCCTGTTCGTTTGAGCCGTCACCAGGGTCGTATCCACCACCAGCGGCGGGCTCGGGACGTTGAATGCCACCGTGATGACATTGGCCACGCGCGTGACGCTGATGGGCATCAGCGGGCGCCACCACGGGTCCATGCTGACAAAGCCAGCAACGCGGCCCATCATTGCGCCCATGTGGCAGCTGCCGTCTGCTGTGGGGTGCACGCCGTCGCCGGAGTAGACGAACGGATAGCCTCCGCCGGCCACAACAATCCTGCCGGGGTTGGCCTTCATGGCGTCATACTGCCCAAGCGCGATGAACCCCGTGGTGTTGTAGTGCGTCCACGACGCCAGCTGCCGCACAACAAGCGGCACCGTGGTGCTTGCGCCCGTGCGCGTGGAGAGGCGCACCTTGGCCTGGATGTCCGTTTGCCACTCCAGAAGGTTGGCCGCGAACGTGGCGCGGGGCGTGGCCGCCTGCGTGTTGGCCTCGCCGTTGTACGCCAGCACCGCCGCGACACGCGCATTCGGGACACGTGCTCCGAAGCCCTCAATCAGCTTCTCGAGACGGTCAAACGAAACCGTTCCCTTTTTCATTGCGCTGTACTGGATGCCGCCGACGCAGTTTCCGAACACCGTAACCGGCGACCCCGTCACAGCGCGGAACTGCCGTGCGGATTGGGACCACGGAGACTCAAACGTGGCTTCCGTCAGCGCGCTGAGCGGCCAGTCCACGCCCGTGCTGTTGAAGCCGCCCTGACCATCCAGACCGGCGAGGAATGCGTTGGTGGTGAAGCGGAAGTTCCCGTCGTCAACGGTGGTACGCGCCGGCGTTGCGGTCGTGCCAATGCACGTGGATTGCCCCACGTTGATGATGCCGACGCCCTGTGACGCCAGCAGCAGTGCAAGGAGCACCGTGCTCACGTGCACTCCCCCACGGTCCCCGTGGAGAGGTCGTAGCGCGCATAGGTGCCGGCGCCCGTCTTCTTGCAGCCGCACGTCACGCGGATGTTGCCGCTGCTTTTGGAGTAGTTGACGAAGCGGCCAACATCTCCGTCAGCGGCGCATGCCGGCAGCACGGTTGCAGCGCCATCAAGCTCAAACATGGAGCCGCCCAGCGTCAGGTTGCTGGCCGCGGAGAACTCCAGGAACGACGTGCCAAAGTTGGCGAACCGCAGCAGCGGGCGCGTGGTGACGGCGGCACCGCCTGCCACGTTGAACGGGTCGCCCGTCGCTGTCCCTCGCCGCACGTCCAGGAGGTAGACAGGCTGGGTGCCGGAGTCTTGGGTTGCATCCACATACGCGATGTCAAAGACCAATGCGTTGGTGGACCCCGACGACATGCGCTGAATGCCGGGCGAGTAGATGGAGTTCGTGATGGATGCATTGCCGATGGCGATGAATCCGTTGAGCGACGCCAGCCGCTGCACAAATCCGAACTCCAGCGCAGCGCTGTTGTCCTGCATTCGGTTGAGCAGCGCCGGCACTGCACCGGTGCTGGGGGTCGTGACCTCGGTGCCGCCGGTTGCGTTCAGCACAACCGCCCCGGAGCCGTTTGGCTGGACCGTCAGGGTTTGGTTGGTGCCCGTGGAGATATCCACGGAGACACCGTCAAAGACCTGCTGGCCAGTCAGCGTGCACCCGGTCCGCGCACAGAACTGCGTGGCCAGGTAGGTGAGGGAGATTCCGCCCGGGAACGTGGTGCCGAACGTCTGCCCAGGAACGGCCTGTGCGTGCGCGAATGCCAGCGCCAGCATCAGCGCCAAAGCGAAGAGGACCCGCTGCATGGTTACCTCCCGAACGAGAGCTTGACGCGGCAGCCGGCGTCGGTGCCCGGCCCGTCGCAGAACGCCACGGGGCCGCCCTCCTGCTTCACGTCACCGGAGAACCCCGGACCGAACGGGCACACGGTGAGGTCCAGGCACCTCTTGTGGCAGCTCTGGGAAATCACCGCGGAGGTGAAGCCGCCGTCGGGCCAGCCCGCGTTCCGCCCGCACACCCACATGGGCTGGGAGCCCGCGTCCGGGTTGTCGTGCTCCAGGATGAACGTGGAGTAGTCGCGGCCCGGGTGGGCAATGGCCTTCCCCGGCAGCGTGCGCGGGGGGAGCACAATCCCCCCCGGCACGGTGTACATGTGGTTGACGGCTGCGATGGCGATGGTGGTGCATGCGGCCAAAGCCGCCACACCAAGAACGCGGGCGGTCCTGGTTCGCATGGGTCACCTCAGGCGGGAAGGGGCTTGGCTTCTTCAATGTCGGCCCAAATGTGGGCCTTGCCAGCCGTGGCGGTGCTCAGGTTGTGGGAGCCCGTCAGGGTGATGACGAAGTTCCCGGCGCGGTCCAGGGCGCACGCGGCGGCACCCAGGCGCGCGGCCGCAAAGACGCTCTGCGCCGCCAGGTAGCGCGTGGTGGCGCCGGCAATGCCCAGCGCCGCGGTGTACGTGGCCAGCGAGCCACCCGCGAACGGGGTCACCGTCTCCACCACGCCGCCCTTGATGAGGAGCTCGTCATCGGCGCGGAAGCCCAGGGACTGGCGGGTCACCGTGATGGTGGCGCTGGTGGCACCCACCGCCACGTCGGCGTCATTGAAGTTGATGGTTCGGATGAGCTTGAGGGCCATGGCCTTCTCCTGGTGGGTGTGTTGGTGCTGGCGGTGTGCGGCCAACGGCGAAGAATCAGAGCGGCGGGAGCGCGCCCACCTTCACGTGGATGTCCACCTCACCCGCGGTGAGGAGCGTCAGGTTGTTCACGGTGGCGGTGAACGTGAGCAGGTACTGAAGGCCCTGGTCCTCCGTGAGACGCGGCTTCACGTTGGTGGTGGCGGACCCGAAGGTCTCGCCCGCCGTCTTCATGTCCACGTCCTTGGCGTGACGCTCGGTGAGGCTGGCGCGGCCCACATCCAGCTGAAGCGTGGCGGTGCCGGCGAACGCGGTCCGCACGTCCAAGAGCACATCCTCATGCTCAAACTTGCCGTTGCCGCTGCCCACGAAAAACGCGGGACACGTGAGGGTCTTGGTGAGGCCCGCCGTGTCGTTGAGGTCGGAGAACTTCACCCGCCTGAGGAACTGGTAGTTGGTGGTCATGGAACGCTCCGTTGCTCAGGACTTGCTGGTGGTGGCCTGCTGCTGCTGACGGCCAATGGACTCCACAACCGCGGCGCCAATGCGTGCGATGGGGTCACGCTTGAGGACGTCCACGCTGTGCTGTGCGAACAGGGTCCGCTCTTTGCGCCGCTGCTCCAGGTACTGGGCGGGCGTGCAGAGCTTCATGCCCTTCTGCACGTAGATGTCCACCACTTCCTCGCCCATCATGGCGCTGCGGCTGAGCACCTGGTTCTTCTCGTTGGCTTCCAGGCGGAAGAGGAAGTGGGACCCGTTCTTGCGGCGGTACACGTCGCAGTACACAACGCGCGCACGCACGTGCTCGTCGCTGGTGCGTTCGGCCTTGGGCGCGGTGCTGCGTGCGGCGCCGTAGCCAGCGGCGTCCTCGGACAGCACCACCATGTGCTTCACCACCACGCGGTCAAAGGATTCCACCTCTCCACCCGGCCGCTTGCGCCGGTAGGAGAACGCCTGGTGGGTGAGCACGCCGTCCTGCGAGGACACCGCGGGGGTGATGACCTTCTCCCCGTCGTCCAGCGTGATTTCCTCCAGCAGCGGCGTGAGCACCTGCTGGACGGACATGATGGTGACCGTGACCGGCTCCGTCGCAGCGCGGAGGGGGTTGTGGATGCTGCGCTTGGGGTCGGCCATGGGTGCGTGTCCTGCTGCTGGGTGTGGGGTGTGGACGGGGTGAACTGCGAACCGCCATCAAGCTCAGGCGGTCACGCGGCTGCGAATGGTCACGCCCTTGGAGTCGTTCTTTTCGCCCATCGCGTAGCACTGGGAGACGAACTCCACGTCGGCCAGCTCCATCACCACGGCGCGGCTGGCAGAGCCCATGGTGGCCAGCCAGTTGTAGGCGCCGGCCAGCGCCTGCTTCGGCAGGATGATGGCGCCGTCGTAGTTGGTGCCGTCGTTGGTCACCAACGTGGACACAAAGATGGGGATGTTGCTGCCCACCGAGCCGCGGAAGTTCTGCACCAGGCCGGAGCCGGGGGACGCGCCGTAGACGTTCATCACGTCCTGGCGGGTCAGCATGGGAGAGAGCCCCACGCCCACGCCGGACGTGTTCTCCGCATCCAGGTCGGCCATCTGGTTGTCATGGACAAAGCAGATGGGGCCCAGCGCGGCGTTGGACAGCGAACCAATGCGCAGCTGCGTGGGCGCGCGCAGCATGTTCTGCAGCGTGTTGGGCAGGCCGGAGCGGTCCGCCACGCGGGAGAAGCCGCCCAGCAGCGCGAACGCCGCGGACTCCATGTCTTCCGCGGCCGCGCGCCCCAGGATGCCAGGGATGGCCTGCGCCCAGTTCACCGCGCTCTGGGCCTGCATGACCCAGCTGGACAGCACGAACAGCGCGCGCGCGTTGGGGCGAATCTGCGCGTTGGTGGTGGACAGGGTGTCCGCCACGCCGGCATCCGCTTCGTTCACGCCGTTGCTGATGGACGCCAGGCTTGCCGTGGTGGCCAGCCGGGTGATGTCCCTGGTGCCGGACGCCACCAGCGGCTGCATGTCCACGGAGGGCAGGAGGACCTGGCTTTCGCGGTTCTCGATGACCATCTCCTTGTCCCATTCGGTGGCAATGGAGGAGGCAACGGAGTTGGTGGTGGTGGCGCCCATGGTGTTCTCTCCTCAGCGCGTCAGCGCTGCTGCGGCAGCGGGTGGCCGTTGGGACGGCTGCCCAGGGAAGTGGTGCGAAGCTGTGAGGTCGGCATGGAGTGCAGGTCCGCAACCGTGAGGGTCTGCGGCTGGCCTCCGCCCTGCGCGGCCGGCGTGGTCACCGGCGGCAACGGCGGACGGCCGGAGCCACCCGCGCCCGCCTGGGCCTGCGGTGCGGCGGCGGCGGGAGCCGCTTCCACCTTGAACAGACGCGGCTTCTTCGCCTTGAACTCGGTGAGCGCCTTCTCCAGCGCGGCGGCGTCCTTGGGTGACCACGTGGCGGGGTCCACCTCAAACGGGCTGGCGTCAAACAGTGCCGCCACGTCGTCGGCATCCTCGGCACCCAGGCGCGTGGCCAAGAGCTTCACGGAGTGCGTGCGTGCCGCGCGCGCAAACGCCGCGGCCTGCGCCTCCTGCGCGGCCTTCAGAGAGTCACGCTCGGCCACCGCGGCCTTCATGGCCTCAGCGGGGTCCGCGTTCTTCTCCAGGCCCAGCAGCTTGCCCAGGGCGCCCTTGAGGTAGTCGGGGCTCTCCACCTGCGCCTTGAAAGCCGCATGGTCCTTGGACGCCTTGTCCAGGGCCTTCTGGAGCTTCTGGTTCTCGGACAGCACCGCAGCCAGGTCGGGGCCGGCAGGGGCGGGCGGGGGCGGGGTCGCGTTGGCGTTCGCCGCGGGGGCAGCCGGTGCCGCGGACCCACCAGCAGCCGCGCCACCACCACCGGCCGCGCCACCCCCGTCGGTGGTGCTGCAGATGGTGGTGGCAAGGTCAATCAGGTGGGGCCGCGGTCCGATGCGCATGCCGTGGACCGTGCGCGGTCCGCGCAAGGATGGCCACGCGGGCGTTGTGCGATTTTCTTTGGCTCCATGTTCCGCGTGTCGGTTTCCGTTGGACTCACCACCGCAGGTCCTGCACACGTGGGTGATGGACCGACTGTCTCTTCATCTGCGCCACGCGCGCGAAGCCAAGCGCCTCAGCCAGGAGCAGCTGGCCCGGAGGCTTGCCCCGTTGTCCGTCACCGCGCAGCACCTCAGCGCCGTGGAGCGTGATGTTGCCAACCTGCGGCTGGATGCGGTGGTGGCGTGCGCGCGCGTGCTGGGGGTGGATGCTCAGCCAATGCTGGAGGCGGCCATCCGCCGACAGGGGCAGCTCATCCTGGATGTGCCCGCGGGCCGCGCGGATGCGGCGGCGGCGTTTGCCGCGGCCTGGTTCAAGGAGTCCGTGCGATGACCATCAACCCGAAGACCTCCGGCGCCATGAAGCGGGCCCTGGCCCTCTTGGACCTGCCCACCGCGCGCATTGAACAGATGCTGCACGCCGGTACCGCCACACCACTCAACGCGCTGGAGTACGCCAACCTCATGCACGCGCGCGGAGTGTTGGAGCGGGTGCTGCTGCTGGGTGAGTCCATGACGCCGCGGTGGAATGGCGTGCCGCAGGATGCACTGCCGGACGTGCCGCTGCGGGACGACGTGCAGTGACCCTCAGCCGGTGGCCGCGGTCTGCGCGCTGAGGTGACGCGCCAGCGCCTCACCGACGCGCTTCTCCAGCAGGGTCATGTTCAGCACCGGTGAGCGCGCCGGCACCCGGCCCAGGCCGAGCGTGTGGATGCGCAGCAGCTCCGCGTTGCTGGGACGCCCGTTCAAGCGCCCTTCGGACGTGAGCTCCGCGCGCACGCGGCTGCCGGTGACCGTCACGTCCGCGGCAAGCCCCGCGTACATGGACCCGGTGTCCCGCAGCATGGCGTACCGGTTCTTCCCCGCGCCCGGCGTCTTCCCCATGCGCTTCCTCCGGGCGTACGGCTTGGACAGCGGAGGCCACGCGGTGGAGGCCTGTGTGCCTGCCTGCAGGATGTTCTTCCGCGCCTGCGCCACCATGTGCACGGCCTGCTTCGCCATGAAGTCCCGCAGGGCCTGGGGCTTCAGGCGTTCCATCAGGCGCTTGGTCTCCTGGCCGACCTGCAGCTTCACTCGAATCATGCGCGCACGCCGTCCTCTCCGCTGGCGGGCGCACCACACGGCATCACCATGCAGCGGCACGCACCCTTGCACACGGTGTTGCCGTCACGCGGCATGTTGCCCTGCCAGAAATCCAGGCGCCCGACGATGCCATGCAGGCTCAGGCAGTCATTGCAGGAGCCGGCGCCCACGGCCACGCGCACGTACCACTGCTCATCCGGGCCACGGTCATCCGCGGCAACGAACGCCTCCTGGCGCAGGTCTCCCAACGTCTGGTTGACGGTGGTGCGCGCGGTGGACAGCACCACGCGGCGGACGCGCTGCTCCAGCGCATCCAGCTGGGCGGGGGAGAGCTCGCGGCCGCGGTCCAACAGCAGCAGGTCCGTGCCCAGGGCGTTGCGCACCTCCAGCTCCAGGCGCTCCCAATCCAAGGACACACCGGTGGTGCGCAGGTAGGCCTCCGCGTCCTCCGGGCTCAGGGCCATCAGGTCATCCAGCGGGAGGGCACGCAGCTCCTCCCAATCCTGCGCAACGGCCAGCGCGGCCTGGGCAATGTCCGTGCGCTCCTGTGCGGTCAGGGTCACTTGGGCGCCTTTCTGCGGCTGCGTTCCTCCGCAATGTCCACGTCCTTCACGGCCTTGAGGGTCTTCGGGTCGGCACGCCGGAGCGCGGCCGCGGACTGCCGCACCTGGGTGCCTGCCAGCTCCGCCTGCTGCTCAATGCGGCTGGCGCTGCTGGCAACGCCGGCCATCAGCACCGCGCGCACCAGCTGGTCGCTGGTGACCCCGTCCCGAATGAGGGCGCGGATGTCCAAGCGCGCCACCGCGCGGTCCGCCACCGCGGTCACCGCGTCCATCTCTTCGGCATTGTCCGCGGCCTGGGCCACCAGCACCGCCTGCGAGTCCCGCCCATCCACCACGTCACCCACGGCGCCTCCTTGGCTTGATGCTGTCCACCTCGACCGCCTTGCCCTTGCTCTCCATCAACCCATGCAGCAAGCCTTCGGACACCCAGCCGGTCTTGCGCGTCGCCGGCGCGGTGAGGATGCGGCCCTCCCCCACCTCATGGCTCTGCGGGTCACGCTCGAACATCAGCCGGTACTCCGGGGATTTCTTCCAGTGCTCCACGTAGGCCACGGCAATGCGCTCCGCCAGCTCGCGCGTGGCCGGGTGGTAGTTGTGCACCACCTCCAGGCAACAGTGCACCGCTACCTCGTACGCGTTGCCGAAACACCGCAGGTCCGCCAGCAGTTTGCGCACGCGCTTGCGCAGGACGAAGTCCCGACGCCATCCCACGCGCAGGTCCACTTGGTGGGGCTTGAGGGCCATGATGAGCTCTTGCATCGGTCACGCCCCTTCCTTCTTGTCCGCTGCAGTCCCCTTGGCGGCGGTTTCCTTGGCGGCATCCTCCGCGGCATCCTCTTCCTCGTCGTCGTCTTCCTCTTCCTTGCCGGCAGGCGGAGGCGGCGGGGCAGGGGGCTGCGCGGGCGGAGGCATGCCGGGTACGCCGAACGGGCGGGCCGCCTGGGTGGCGCGCTGGAAGCTCTGCTCCACCTGCAGGTTGGTGCGCACCAGCGCGGTGGCGGCTTCCTTGGTGAGTTCCGGATTGCGCCGCATCATCAGCTCCACGCGGTTGGTCAGGCCCATGCGGAGCTCGTACGTCTCGCGCTTCTCCGTTTCGTCCTGGGTCTCCGGGTACTCCGGCGGCGGCGGGTCAATGCGCAGCTGCGTGGGCTGCGCGGGCCACTCGGTGCCTTCCTCAAACGGGGGCAGCACGTCCCGCGGGTTGACGCCGACGTAGGGCGTGCCGGGCTTCCATGCGCCCTCCATGCCGAGGATGGGCCACGTGCCGCCTTCCTCCTGGTCCAGGTCCTGCGTGAGGTGCACAAAAGCCACCTGCAGGTCGTTCCAGTAGATGGCCGTCAGCGCATCCATGAGCCACGCGCGCCGCGCAAGGGCGAGGCGGTCCCGCTGGAACATCTTCATCCGCCACGCGTAGCCGCTCTCCGGCGCCGTGCTGTTGTCGAGTTCGTTGCCCTGCAGGTTCATGTTCAGAAGCGCCTGCGTGCGCAGCGCGGTCACGAACGTGGCGCGGAAGCGGTCCACCTCCAACTGGAAGTCCATGAGCTGGGCCGCGCCGGTGCCCAGCGACATGGGCCGCGCGTGCGCAATCACCTGCCCCGGAGGCATGTCGTCAAACGGCCCGATGGGGACCTTCACCTGTCCTGGTGCCTGGCTCATCAGCAGCGTTTCGTTGGCGCACGCGTTGACCGTGATGTCCACCAGCATCGCACCGGCGTACGCGCTGCCCCACAGGCGCCCGAACGCGCCGCCGTTGACGAACACGCCCGGGATGCGGCCGTGCGGATTGGGGCCGCTCTTGATTTCCTCCCACCCGTCCTGTGTCACGCCCGGCGCGCTCAGCCGCGTGTTCTTCTCCTTCTCCAGGCACCACGCCTCCGACGTCCACTTCACGCGCTGGCGCGGCTCTCCTGCGGGCGTGCCCAGGTAGACGAACAGCGCCTCGTAATCCGCGTCGTTGTCCTCCGCCGGCAACAGGTCGAACTGCTCCGGGGTGAGCACGCGGTTCACCAGGACGCGGCGACCCAGGCGCGGGGAGCGCACCACCTCGGGCAGAACGTACTGGCCCTCATGCACCCAATCGTTCCTGCTCAGCGCGCGCCCCAGGTCGTCGAAACGCATGTGCTTGCACAGCGCGGCGAACGCGGGTTGCTCGGTGATGGGCTTGCCCGCCTGCACCAGCGTCCACGTGGCGTTCTTCTCCCACGTGGTGTCCGCCTTGTTGAGCACGTCCATCAGCACGTTCTGGTAGGTGGCAATGCCTGTCTGGAGCTGCATCTCGCTGAACGTGTCCGTGTGGTACTGCCGCGCCAGCTTCTCGGTCACCAGCGCGCGCACCTGGCCGTTCAGCACGCTGTTGATGTTCTTGGCCAGCGGAGCACGGACGGCAAACGCCTCCTCCATGGCGCGCATGCGGGCCTTCAGGTCCATGGCGCGGGCTTTCTGGTAGCCCTCCGCAATGGCGGCGTTGGCCTCAAGCGTCGGTGTATTCTCGAACATGGCGACCTCGCGTGGATAGAACAGGCATCAACTGGACAACCGGGTAGCCGCCGGCATCGGTGAAGTGGTCGGGCTGGAACTCGCCGGCCCGCGGGGTGCGCGTCGCCTTCTGCGGGTCGCCGTGTTTGTCGCGCGCGTGCTCACGGAAGGCGCGCAGCGTCTTGGGCGCGCCCTTGGGGCAGATGAGAAAGCGCTTGGTGCGGAACGCCGCCTGGCATGCGGCAATGCGCTCACGCACGGGCGGATTGCTGTTGCCGCAGCGGATGGTGAACCCGGCGTTGTGCACATGCATGTGGTCGGTGTTCGGGCTGCTGGTGCGCTCGGAGCTTCCCGACGCATCCGGCACGGCAATGACCGGCTCCCCGTTCGGTGTGTAGAGGCGGCCGCCCTGGATGTGGCGGGCGCCCACGCGGCGCTTCAGCACCTCCACCACCTCCACGGCGTGCTCGTCGGTGTACGCCGCGGTGCTCTTCTGCGTGACCACCTCACCCCAGATGTGGAGCGTGGTGCCGTCGTACGTGCCCAGCGTGGTGACCATGCAGCCCACGTTGAAATCCCATCCCACGTACACGCGGCCCTCACCACGCGGGCGCGGGTCCACGCACTCCACCTCGTTGGCGGTGGTGAGCGCGGTGTAGATGTTCCCGGTGGCGTCGGTGGCGTAGCCCTCCAGGTACTGGTGCAGGCCCGCGGGGTCGTTCGCGTACACAACGTTCCGCAGGTGGTCCAGGTAGCCCGGTGGCAGGTGCGGGTTGGCGGAGGTGGGCGCGCGCACGGAGAATGCGCCGGCCCGCTCACGCTCCGCGCACCACGTGGTGGTGCCCTCATGCGTGGTGGTGACCACCAGCTGGCTCACGCGCGCACGCGGGTCGCGCATGCGGGCGCTGGCGTTCTCGTACGCCTCACGCGCGTAGATGGCCGCCTCGTCCTGGGCGACGTACCCCACGGTCAGCGCGCGGATGCGCTCGGGGTGCTCCGCGGAACGCAGGTGGATGAGGCGGTCCGCCACCCACAGGCGCTTAGCCTGCTTCTCATGGTGGCACGGGATGCCCATCTGCTCGCCGGCTTCCTCCACGCCGGGCACCAGGACGTCCCACAGCAGGTCGTACGTGGGCTCCATGGCGAGGCCCGCGACGGACGCGGGATTCAGCAGCGCCAGCGCGATGATTTTGCGGAAGAGGCAGTAGCTCTTGCCCGCACCCACGCCGCCAAACAGGTACAGCTCGCGGTCTGTGGTGTTGCACCAGATGGCCTCCTGGTGCGGCTCTCCGCGCACATGGATGCGGACCTCACCCATGGTCTGGTGCCGGCGGCTTGGGCGGCGCATCGGGGCCCGGCTGGTCAGGCGGCGGCTTCCCGCCAATCTGAATGATGTAGGTGTCCCCCCCTGCGGACTTGTCCTGGCCGTGCTCCAGCGTCTGGGCGGCCAGCTGCTCCGCGCGCAGCACCGCCAGCGCCCCGGTGGTGTCGCTGCCATCCGCGGCCATCCGCCTCACCGCGTCCACCGCGTTGGCCAGGCGTTCCTCCTGGGTGGCGCCCGGTGCCGGCGGCGGCATGTCCAGCACCGCGTTGCAGGCGTCCAGGATGACATCCCGCGCGTGCGTCTTGACGGTGGGGTGCACCTTCCGGACACCCAGCGCATCATCCCAGATTCTGGCGACCAGCTCGGCGCGCTTCTCAGGGGTGCCAGCCTCGCGCAGGAGGGAGGCCAGGCTTTTGCCGGAACGCGGGCGCCCGCCGGGGTTGCCGGACTGGCCCTTTGCGAACCTGCCTCCGCTGACACGCTCTGCCATGGCACGGGCGTGCGTGACCCGGGACGGCGGAGCAACACCGAAAGTGCGGCGGCGGGGTAAGGCGCGCCGGGCGGGCGAAGCCACTCCAGGGGGGGGGAGAGCAACCGCGCGCGCCCGGCGTCGCACCAAGGTCTTCGCTGTCCCGGGTCAGCGGGTCAAGGGGGATTCAGCCCGGTGTGCCGTGGGCGAGACCGGGCGGGCCGGCGCCAGCTACGCGCTTCCACACGCGGTCCTGCACGTCATCGTCCGGTGCGCCCCACCATGCGCGGCACCAGAGCTCCAGGGCGGCACGGTCGGCCGGGTGCAGCGCCGCCACGCGCTCTGACGTCGCCGCGTACGCGGGGTCTCCGTGGTCATGCAGGTCAACGGCGAGGTGCTGCCCGATGAATCCCGCGGTGAGGATGAGCCCGTTGGCAACATCCAGGCACGCGCGCAGGTCCGCCTCGGAAAGCGCGGCGCGGATGCGCGGGTAGGCGGCGAGGCACAGCGCGCGCCACACCTGGGCGGTCTCTCGCAGGGCGTTGGGCAGGTCCGGCGCTTCCCCGGCGTGGAGGTAGGGCTCGCACAGCCACGCTGCCAGCGTGGCGTCCAGGCGCACGTGGGCGTCTGCGGGCTCGTAGTCGCGGCGGGGCCGTCCGCGGGGGCGCGGCGGTGTCTGGTCGGTCATGGCGTGGCTCCTGTGGTACGGGGTGGCGCGCGCCCCGGCGCTTCCGCGGATTGGTCTCCGCGGTCACGTCCGGCGCCGGGGTGCGCGTTGTGGGGGTGGGGTCACTCGCGCTGGGCGTCAGCCATCTGCGTTTCGTCCTGCTCCGCGCCATCCGCCAGCAACCGCAGTTCGTCCTGCTCGAAGTGCCGCGCGTGCTCGACGCATTCGCCGTACGGCAGGCCCTTGGGCATGGCGCCCCAGGTCTCCGGGTTGTCGCGCAGCGCCTTGGCCAGCGTGCGGATGCTTTCCGCGCTGGTGAGCGCAACACCATCGGACTGGCCGGAGACGCGGGCCTGCGCGCTGGCGCGGCCAATCTCCTCGCACTCGCGGATGCATTCCGCCCTGTCGGATTCGCTGCGCAGCTGGACGCAGCCGCGCTCCATGCTCCAGCGGTGGGAGCGGGGTGCGCCGCCGTCCGCCGTCACCGCGTCAAAGAGCGCCTGCGAGCAGAACACCACACGCTCGCTGCCCTCGCCGAAGCTGCTCTTGGTCTGCGCCTCGTAGTCTGCAATGGCCTCGGCTTCGGTGCGACCCACGGCGTAGATGGCGGCCATGTCGTCAGCGATGATGGCGAAGCAGGGGAAGCCGGCGGGGGTCTGCGTGGCGGCGGCGGTGGATTCGGTCTGGTGGATGGTGGTCATGTTGTCGTCCTGTTTGTTCGGGCGGCGTGGTCGGCGCCGCGGTGTGATGTGAATCTACCGTCCCCAATGTTTTTGTCAACACGATAATCGGCGCAGCCTGATTTCCCCAATCACCACGCCAGCTTAGGCGCCAACCTGATCAGGCACCCTACATGTCCTTGCGCCGCAAACCTTGGTGCTCCCTGCTGTCTCGCGTCCCCGCATCCTGGGGTGCCGCCACGCGCAGCCTGGTGCCCGCTGCTGCGCTTTTGGCGCTCCCCTCACCCCGTGGTGGCACCTGGCTCAGTTCTTCTGCTGGGGGCCTTTGGTGTGCGCGTGGCTTCGCTTTGTCCCGCACATAGAAGGCAGCACCTACAACCCGGCGCTGGCTTGTGCCTGTCCTTGGACGTGGCACAGGCGCCGATGTGACCCGGGTCACCTGGGCCAGCGCGCTTCCCAGCGCGCTGAGGGTCCGTGCCGTGGGTCGTGCTGGCTCCGTGGGTCATGCTGGCTCCCCCCCTCTCTTCTCTGGGGGGTCTGGGGGGAAAAGAAAGGGGGGGGTAGGGCGGAGCGGGGAGGCTAAGTCGTGACGCGCATCACTCGCCGTTGACCTTTTTGTAGTGGGCGACATAAACCTTGCCGCTCTTCAGCGCCCACCCAATGGGGCGGTTGTCGGTGCAGAGCTCGGCGACCAGTCCCTCACGCAGCAACTCTAGCAGAAGCGCCTTGGCGGTTGAAGGAGTGCAGCGGAGCATGCCCCCGAGGGTGCTGGACCCCACAGGACGGTCCGCGGTCTCCAGGATGCCGAGAGCCGCCTCCCTGCGTGCGTCCCGGCGCGCCTTGTCGGCCTTTTCCGCGGGCGTGGTGAAGGGCGCCATCTGGTACTCAAACCCGTTGCCGCCCTTGGTGGGCCGGCGCCAGGCCAGCCCGCGCGCCACGGGCTCCAGCATGCACAGGTCCACGACGGCCGCGTGCACGCCCAGCATGGGCCCGAGCCGCCACGCGGACAGGGGAGTGTCCACGCCGTGGGCCGAATCCCAGCGCTGGAGCAGCTCCATGACACGGTCGGCCAGGGTGGCTTCGGTGTGCCCCGGAGGCATGCTGCCGGGCAGCGGGACGTATTCCGCCGCGGCAGGACGCGCCGGTTGGCGGTCCAGGAAGTGCTTGGCCAGCACCTCCGCGGCCTCCTTCTGATACCGGGCCAGGGCTTCGCGGGCCTCAGGCTTGACCCGGGACACCTGAACCGTGGCCAGCCACATGGGCAGGGTGCGGGTGTCCATCATCACAGTGGTCTGGGGTCCACCAGCGGAAGGGACATGCATAACGCATGTGCCTGCCCATGGTTGACGCTGCAAACGCTGCTGCTGCCCCTGCACATGGAGGCCAAGCACATCGCAGTAGTGGCGCACCGGGGTCCAGACGGTGCCGTCTGGGCCCTGGGTAGCGGGCAGGTGTTCCTGATGGAATGGGACGGGAATCAGGTTGGTGGTCATGTTCGGTCTTGCTCCTGGTGCGGCTGTGGGTGAAACCTCCACCAGCGGCCGCGGTGGCCAGTGGAGGCGGGGATGCTGGTAGTGGTGCTGGTGGCGCTGCTGGGCGCGGGGCAGACGGTGGAGCGGCAGTGCCAGGCGCGCGCGGAGGACGCGTGCGTGGCCCAGGCGGGCTGCGTGTGGTGGGAGCAGCAGTGCGTCACCGTGCGTGAAGCGGAGGAGCTGGAGCATCGCGCGGCCCGCGTGCGTGAGGTGCAGGGCCGACCGGAGCGGCTGCGGAGGGAGCGCGCGGAAGATGCCCCGCCGCCGGCGCGCAGGGCACCCCCGGAGGAGTTCGGGGCAACGCGCGGTTACTCGGGTGGCGGGCTCAGCACCGATGACGCCCTGGACCTGGAGCAGCGCGGCATCCTGCTCATGTCCGCGGGCACCACACTCGCGGTCGCCGGTGGCCTGGGCACCGCGTTTGGCGCCGCATGGCTGGCCCTCAGCGTGGTGGGTGGGCTCTTGGCGGTCGCGGCTGGGGTGCTGCTGTTCTGGTCCCTGGGCGTGTACGCGCTGGCCCCCATTGCCGCGGGCGCCGGCAGCATCGCAGGGGTCGGAGTGTTCCTGGGTATCTACGTGGCCGTGCTGGTGACCGGCGTGTTGCTGGTGAACCGCGGCATGGCCATGCACCGCGCAGGACGCCGCGGTGAGTGACCCGCTTAGGGCGCGCTGGCCTTGCCCTTGGCGCCAAACAGCAGCTCCTGGGTGCTGAGCCCCAAAGCCGCCGCCAGCAGGAACGCCGTCACAAACTGCGGCTCCCGCTTCCCGCTCTCGTAGCCCTGCAGTGACGCCAGGCTGATGCCTGCGTCGTGCGCCAGCTCCATCTGCGTCTTCTTCGCCGCGTGGCGCGCATCCACAAGGCGCTTCGCCAGCGCCCGCCGGTAGGCCGCAGCCTCCTTGGCCGCCGCTTCCTTCGCCTTCTGCCGTTCGCCCTGGTTCATCCCCGCGAGGAATGCCGCTGGGGGCCCGCTCACCGCAAGAGCCGTCTGCACAATCCACCTCCTTCATGTCGCACCGTGAACCTTACGCATAACTTCTGCCGTTCGCTACGTCACACTTAACGCTTGACATGTTAGGTGTCTACCCTTAAGTTGTCCTCACACCGCAGATGAACGCGGTGGGCCCCCCGGAAACGCCGGGGCTGACAGGGACCGCGTGTGACGCCCCGTTCACCGGTCCCAGCCCGCAGAGCAGCGCGGGAAGCCGGGCCAGGCGCGGACGCGGCGCCCACCACCAGCAGGACGCACAGGAGCAGCGCACCATGACCACCTACGCCACCCGCACCGCCCCGAGCCTCGCCCGCCACTGCACCGCCTGCGACGGCGCCGGCACCCTCGTTGTCTCCGGCCGCCGCGTGGGCTGCCACGACTGCGCGTGCACGGGTGTGGCGGACCCGGAGCCCGCCGACCTGGCCCCGCTGTCCTACGCGCCTACGTGCGGGACCTGCGGTGACGCGGGCGTGCTGGACGACCTGATTCCCGCGGAAGGTGGCTGGGTGACGCGCCCCTGCACGGACTGCGCGCCGCTGCCGGTGCCCACGCCGCTGGAGTCTGGCGACTACGCCCCGCCACTGGGCGACGACGAACTGCCGTTCTGAGCATCCGCACCAGATTGCGGGGCGGTGCACGCGCGCTGCCCCCTTCCTTCCACTCCGCGGGTCACGCAGACCCGTTGCCTATCCAGGAGACGCCATGCGCAGCACATCCCTCACCGACACCGACCGCGCCCGCAGCACGCTGCATTGGGCCGAGCGCCGCCTGTCCTGGGCCGCAGAGGACGTGAGCCGCGTGCTGGCCCGCGGGTGCACGGTGGCCGAGCTGCAGACGGCGGAGGCACGCCTGTCCGCCGCCCGGGCCGAGGCCTCCGAAATGCGCGCGCGCTTGGTGGACGTGCTGCACAGGACCATGGCCAGCGTGCAGCCGCTCCCGCGCGGCGCCCGGTCACGCGCGTGGCGTGAGGCGGCAGCCGCGGGCTTGGCCCCTGCGAAGCCGCGCGTCCCGTCCGCATGGTGCACCGGCGGCGTCCCGGAGCTGGAGCAGGCGTTCGGTGACGCCTCCTGGGAGGCGCACCGATTCTCGCAGGAGGACGAAGGCGTGCTGGACCTGCGCGCCCTGGAGGCCATTGTGGCTGCGTGGGTGGCTGCGAAGCCGCGCCGTCTCGCTGGGCGCCGGGAGGCTGCATGAGCGCCGTGACTCTTCAGCTTTCACCCACGGATGCCGCCGCGCTGTTGTCCGCTGGCGTGCCGATGGACCCCGCTGGCCGCCGCTCACTTGAGCGCATGGTGGAGCGCGAGGCGTTTGTGTTGTCCCGCCCGGACCTCCCACGCGGCATTGCGGAGCGCGCGTGGAACGTCACCGAGTTGTGCCGCGTCAACCAGGTGGTGCGCCACCGCAGCCTGCGCCTCGGAAGCTGCGGGTGCTGCGGACGCAAGCCAGAGACCTACCGCGGTCGCAGTGGCCGGGCGCAGCCAAAGCCGGGCGTGCTCGGTGGCTACGAGTATGAGCCGGACCACTTCTTTGTCATGCGCTTTGACAATCTGATGGGGGCGTTTGGTGGCCCCACGGGTGGCGACTGCGGCGCGTGTACGGAGTGCATGACGCAGGTGGATGCCGCTGCGCGTGACCTGATGCGCGGCGTCCCGTGCGAGTGCCCGGGCTCACTGCGCCACGCCGACGACCAGCGCTGGGGCCTTGCTACCCTCTACCGTTGCGGGAACTGCAGTGCCGAGGCGTGGATACACCCCCTTGGCATTGAGGGACCCGCGTCACACATGGGCGTCTACGGCGACGTGGCCTGCAAGGCCGGCACCGAGGACCAGTTCGGGCACTGCGGCGAGGCCATTACGCCGACCATGCGCCGCAAGCACTACATGAAGCGAGTTGGGGACGACGAACGCCGCACCAAGCTCATCCATGTGCGGAGCGCCGCATGAGCCGCGTCACCATCACGGCCCCGCGCCACGCCAGGCTGGCGACGCTGCGGGTGGTGTTCGACGAGACGGACCGCGTTTGGCGCTGGACCGTGTCCGTGGATTTCCGCACGGTGAACAGCCGCGCGCTCACGCAGGAAGCAGCGTGGGAAGCCGTACGCGCGTGCGTCGCCCGCCTGGATGCGGAGGCACACCATGCAGCGTGACCCGCAGGGCGGTGGCCGCCTGCCCCCGGTGCTGGTGGCCGCGCCGCCGCCGGAGGCCTGCACGTCATGCGGCGGCGCCATGGTGGTGCTGGACGCGCACCGCGCGATTCTGACCTGCCGCGGGCAGCAGGTGGGCGGCGGGCCGCTCCCGGTGCGCGTGGCGTGGTGCGTGGTGTGCGGCGTGGTCCACGGCGGACGGCTGAGCGCCGCCAGCGTGGTGCGCCTGATGGTGGGTGGAAACCAACAACGGAACGGAGGCGTGTGATGGCTGGTTTTGCGAAGGTGAGTCTGGTGGGGAATCTCGGCAAGGACCCGGAAGTGCGCTTCACGGCAGGCGGCACGGCCGTGGCCAATCTGCGCGTGGCGTGCACCGAGCGCGTGAAGGTGAAGGACGAATGGAAGGACACCACTGAATGGGTTTCCTTGGTGTGCTTCGGCAAGACCGCGGAGAACGCCGGCCAGTACCTGCAGAAGGGCCGGCAGGTGTACGCCGAGGGCCGCCTGCAGACGCGCGAGTGGAACGACAAGGACGGCAACAAGCGTTACTCCACCGAGGTCATCTGCAACCAGGTGCTGTTCCTGGGTGGCGGCGATGGCGCGGGCAAGTCGGGTGGCGGTGCGCGCCCCGCAGCGGCCGCACCCGCTGCTGGCGGGTCCTCGCTGGATGACTGGCCGCCGCTGAGTGACGACGACATCCCGTTCTGAGCAGCACCACCCGCGGACCGTGAGGTCCCCGGGCTGGGCGGTGGTGACCGTGCACTGTGGCCGGCGTGGAACCTGGACCACAACAAACCCCGCACCGCACCACCTCTCAGCCCTGCAGCAGGGCACACAGCGCGCGCGGCGCGCGATGGAGACGAGACGATGACCACCACCGCACTGACCCGCACGAGCCCGAGCAACCCGAGCACCAGCATGGCGCTTTCCGCGTCCATCATCCCGTTTGAGGCGGAGAACTTCACTCAGCTCATGGTGATGGCGGAGCAGATGGCCAGCGCCCAGCTGCTGCCCCAGGCGCTCCGCCAGAAGCCCGCGGACCTCATCCTGGTGATGATGAAGGGCCGCGAGCTGGGCCTCTCCCCGATGCAATCCATTGGCGGCATCCACATCATCGACGGCAAGCCCACGCTCTCCGCGGACATGATGGTGGGCCTGGTGAAGCGCTCCAAGGCCTGCCGCTACTTCCGACTGGTGGAGTCCAGCGCCACCCAGGCCGCCTATGAGACCCTGCGTGACGGCGAGCCTGCGCCCACGCGGATGACTTTCACGTTCAAGGAAGCCCAGGCCGCGGGCCTCACTGGGCGTGGACCTTGGAAGGCGTATCCCGCCGCCATGCTGCGCGCGCGTTGTTCCGCAGCGCTTGCCCGTGCGGTGTACCCCGATGTGGTGGGCGGCGTGTACGACCCGGACGAACTGGACCGGAGCGCCACCACCGTGGACGCGGCGCCAGTGATGGCCGGTGGTGGTGGCGCGCCCGCCAACGACGAGCCCGCCACGGTGGATACACAGGCCGAGGTGCTTCCACCCACCGCACCCCCGGCCCCAACGCCGGCGCCGCCCGCCGCAACCGCTGCGCCCGCGCCGCCGTCCGACGACGAGCAGTCGCGCGTGGCGGCGCTTCTAGAGCGCATCCGCACCGCCACTGCGGAGGACATGGACGCCACCGCCAACGGTGGTTCCGCGCTGCTGCGTGAGGTGGCGGGCTGGCCTGCGGGTGACGCGCGCAACGCGCTGGTGGCGGCGGGCAAGCGCCGCCGCGCGGAGCTCGCGGACCTGGAGCGCTTTGCCAGGGAGCAGCAGACCGGCGGTGCACCGTGAGCGTGGAGCACGAACTCAAGGCCCGGCAGCATGCGCAGGCCGCGCTGGACCAGCTGGTGCGCGCGGTGCGGCTGGACCCGGACAGGTACCAGGCGGCGCACGACGCGGTGCGGGATGCCCTGGATGACTCAACCCTCAAAGAGAACGCGGACAACGCCGCGGGAGGCAGGTGGACGGAATGAGCACGCACATCATGCACAGTGTGGACACGGACGGCGCCCTGACGGTGACGGTGTCCGGCGGGGTGGAGCTGGCTGCCACGCGGGAGAAGCTCCTGCTGTTTGTGTTGGACCAGGCACAGACACAGGCGCACTCGGCTGTTGACCCTGCGCCGTTCGTCGCTCCGGGCACCGTGGATGGGGACGCCGACCAGGAGGATGCCGGGCCCGCACGCAAGCGCGCGAAGCCCAAGGCGCGCGAGCCTGAGGCGCCGGCGCGCGGTGGGCGCGTGGCCAACGGCGGCATCGCTGACCGCATCATCACCGCGCTGAGGGCGCATGCGCCGTGCAGCCCAAAGAAACTGTGGGCCGCGTGTGGCCTCAAGTCCGGACCGGGCCCGCAGCACCGCACCGAGCTGCAGCGGCTGATGGCAGAGGGCCGCGTGGTGGCCGATGGAAAGACCACCAACCGCACGTTGACGCTGGCGGAAGGGGAGTGAGCCATGTTCACCGCGATTCAGCCGAAGCCAGAAGACATCAGCGCAGACCGCCGCGAAGCGAACATGTATGCGGCGAAGAACGCCAACAGCATCATCCGGGCGCGGTTCGCTGAGGACCGCGTGAAGGAACTGCAGAGGGCCGTGGACTTGATGCACACGGAAGGCGACGAAGATGCGGAGGTGCTTGGCAAACTGAAGGCGCGCATCAAGGAACTGGAGGCGGACCTCGCCGTCGCGCGCACCGTCCCCGCGCACAAGCTGGTGGCGGACGTGGTGATGGCTGTCCGCGCCATGCGTGATGCGGTGAACCTGCACGACAGAGCCGTCACCACGAGAGGCGTCATTGACGCCCTTGCCGCGCTGGACTCCGCCGGCATCACCGTGCAGCCCGCGCGCACGTACACGCGCGAAGAGGCGGAGGCGCTGCGCGACAAGTTGGATGAGGCGTGGGCGAAGTGGGGTGAAATGAAAGTGGGCGACCCCTTTCTTGCCGCGGCGATGGTCGATGCCGAGGTCGCAGGCGACGCCATTGTAAACGCGCTGATGGGCGTGCCGGCGCAGCAACAGGCGCAGCGCACGTGGACCAAGGAAGAAACGGACCGTCCCTTGCGCGCGCTCATTAAGGCGGCAGGAGACGCGGTGTTGGCAAGAGGCACCTACGCAAACACCGCCATCAAAGCCTGTGACGAGGCCCGCGCGGTGGTGGAGCGGATGCTGATGGGCGTGCCGGTGCCGCCGGACCCGCGTGATGCAGTGGAAGCGCCCGCCGGCATCACCGTTCAGCAGGTGAAGACACTGAGCAAGCAGGAGGCGGAGGCGAAGTGGGACGCGATGCTGCGGGACAAGATGATGTCCTACTACGGGCACAACCGAGCTCCGCAGGGGAGCGACGAGGCGGGTGGCGAAGGGCCGGCAGCGGGGCCCCCGAAGGTGGACCACCTGGAGCTTGCTGAGGCTGCATTGAAGTTCCACGCCCCAGCAACGGCCGTCGGCCACATCCTCGCGCACCTGCGCGAACGCACGTAACCGCACCGCCCACACCCACCGCAGAGCACACCACAACGGCGCCCAGCGCGCCGTGCGAGACAAGCCATGTCCACCACCCGCCTGCCCATCCTCCCTTCCGCCAGCAGCCTGGACCGTTTCGCCGCATGCCTGGCCGCCGCGCTGCTCACCCAGTGGCCCGATGAATCCAGCCCATGGGCAGACCTGGGCACCGCGGTGCATCGATTCCTGGAGCTGTACGGCAACGCGCTGCAGGGTCCGCAGGCGGGCATGGCCTACTCGCTGGCGCTGCGTGAGGTTCCCGCGGAATGGCGGGATGCATGCGCAGCGCTGGGTCTGGACCAGCTGCCCCTGGGCCTTGGGTACGTCACGGAGGAATCGTGGGCCCTGGACCTCCGCACCGGACGGGCGCGCCGCATCCCCGCGCCCAACAACGATGACCCGCGCGGGCGCTACGCGGCGGCAAACCTCACCGCCACCGAGGTGCCGATGACGCTGGACGTGCGCGGGGAGTCGGTGCCGTACCACGCCGACTACAAGCGCGGGTTCCTGCCGGGGAACCACATCCACCAGCTGATGGCCGGTGCATGCGTGGTGGCGGACCTGTTCCCGGGCGCCGACACGGTGACGTCGGAGGAAATCCGGCTGGCGGAGAATCCGCACCGGCGCATCCAGCACGTGTGGGACCGCTTCGACCTGGAGTTGTGGCGGCTGGACTGGCTGCAGCGCGTGGAGCGCGCGCGCCAGGTGGTGACGGTGGGCCCGGAGCACATCCGTCCAGGGGACCACTGCAGGCACTGCCGCGCGCGCAAGGGATGCCCCGCACATGTGGGCCTGTCCGCCACGTTCGTGGCGGCAGAACAGGGCAACACGTCTCCCGCGCTGGTGGTGGCGCGCATGTGGGCGCTCCTGAACGGGCAGGACCCCGCAACGGCGACCATCACGCCGGACATGATGGGCAGGGCGCGCGCGCTGGCGGAGCGCATGCGCTCGGTGGCCAACGACGTTATTGCCGAGCAGAACGCGCTATGCGCCACCGAGGATGTGCACCTGGGCGACAAGGTGCTGGTGATGCGCCGGTCCAAGCGGGAGCACATCATCGGCGCCATTGCGGAACCCATTGTGCGCGAAGAGCTGGGCGCCGCGGCGGCCGGTGCCATTGTGGTGGAGACGACCATCACCAAGGGCGGCGTGGACGCCGCGGTGCAGGAGGCGCAGCGGATGACGCCGCCGCTCGTCAAGAAGGGCAAGGGCGCGGAGGTGAAGCGCCGCATCATGCAGCGCATCCGCGAGGCCGGCGGGATGCTGGAGCGCGAGAGCCAGGTACCCACGGTGATGACGCCCGCTGAGGCACGCGCACTGCGGGAACGCCAGGCCGCCACCACCGAGCCTCCCCCGCAAGATCTCGTGGAAGCGCTGCGGGCCAGCTTGGCGCTCAAAGCGTCCAACGACGAATAAGCCAAGCTCCGACGACACGCACAACATCCACACCAGAGTGTGACGCGGTTTTGTGCCTGCAACACGGGACATGCTTTCAGTGTCACAACACACTGACATCAGCGGGGTGAACGATGCGGAGAACACCGGCACAGCAGCAGCGGCATTGGAATGCGACGTGGCTGGAGTCGCTGGCGCTGGATGCGCTGCGTGAGGCGCGCGTGCTCAAGGGGCACAGCGACCCCGCATCCATCGCGCGGCTGCGCAGCACAGCGCGCACGCTGGCACGCATGGCCGGTGCCACCGCAGACGCTGCGGAAGCCGCTGCACGCAGCGCGGAAGCCACGCCGGAACAGCCGAGCCTTTTTGCTGGCGAGCACGCAACAGGTTGCGCAGACCTGCATGCACCCAACGGACACAGGAACGAACCATGAGCGCCCCCGTCCTCTTCAAGGAAGCTGTCTCCGCGTCCCCGCTTGCTGGCCGTGGCCGTCGCGCGCTGCTGCGCCGTGACCGCGGCGAGCTTGCGCAAGTCCAGGTGGACCTGGCGCTGGTGATGCTGGACGCCATCCTGAAAATCCATCCGAGCCATTTCTACGTGGAGGGCAAGGGCCGCTGCGATTTCTGGCCCAACTGCACCAAGCACGCCGGATGCGCGGCCGTGAAGAAGATTCACCTGCTGGCCGAGAAGCTGCGCGACCGCATCCTGGAGGAACGCAAGAACCCGGCGCGCGCGTTTGCGACCATTGAGGACAGCATCAAGGAGTTTCACGAGCTCATGGCGCACATGGAGCGGGAGCAGAGCGGTTACATGCGCCTGCCCGCCGCACCCAGCCACCGGGGCCCGCGGTGAGTCCCGGAGTCCACCAGCCCGCGCGGACGTACCGCGCGCACTGCTCCGTCTGTGCCCGCAAGCGCGTGGTGTGCGCTGAGGTGTGGGCGTTCGGGCGTCTGTTCTTTCGTCAGTGCCGCGCATGCAGCGGGTCAACGCTGCTCAAGGGGTGAAGGAAATGCTGACGCACACCATTGAAACGCTGGATGTGGCGTGGATGTCGTCGAGGCCCGTTGCGGAGTGCCTCCGTCACGCGCGCAGCATGCGGCACGCGGCGCGCGATGCCGCGGTCACCTTCACCGTCACGCGTGAGGACTGTGATGCCGCGGGTGTGTCTGCGGCGCTGTGGTTGGGCTCCATGGGGCGGGCCCGCCAGTGCGGTGCGCTGGAACGCCTCGCGTGGCTGAAGGCCAACACCGTGGTCGGCGCGCTGCCGCTGAACCTGGACGGGGAAGCGCGGGTGGCAGCATGACCACCGCCATCGACCTCTTTGCCGGCGCCGGTGGCTTCACGGAAGGCGCACGCATGGCCGGCGTGCATGTGGCGTGGGCTGCCAACCACTGGCCCACCGCGGTGCAGGTGCACGCCAACAACCACCCGGACACGCAGCACATCTGCCAGGACCTGCAGCAGGCCGACTGGACCCAGGTTCCGAGGCACGACCTGCTTCTGGCGTCGCCAGCCTGCCAGGGTCACAGCCGCGCGCGCGGGAAAGACAAGCCCCACCATGACGCGGCACGTGCCACGGCGTGGGCTGTGGTGAGCGCGGCCGAGTGCCACCGCCCGCACGCCTTTGTCGTCGAGAACGTGGAGACATACGCGGAATGGGTTCTGTTCCCGGCGTGGCGCATGGCCATGGAGGCGCTGGGCTACGCGCTCTCCATGCAGGTGCTGGACGCCGCGGACACCGGCGTGCCGCAGAACCGCCCGCGCCTCTTTGTGGTGGGCGTGCGCGGCCGCACCCCGCTCCCTGTTCCGCCAGGCACTTCGCGCCACGCACCGGTGGCGGACGTGCTGGACCTGGGCGCCGGCACGTGGTCGCTGGTGGACCGGCCAGGCCGCGCACCCAACACACTCGCGCGCGTGGCCCGCGGCCGCGCCCAGTTCGGCCGGCGCTTTGTCATGCCTTATTACGGCGGGGGAAGCGGTCTGACGGGGCGTGACCTGCGGCGCCCCATCGGCACCATCACCACGCGTGACCGCTGGGCCGTGGTGGACGGCGACCGCATGCGGATGCTGCGCGTGGAGGAATACCGCGCCGCCATGGGCTTCGGTGGTGGCTACCACCTCACCGGTAACCGCCGCCTGGACATCCACATGCTCGGCAACGCCGTGTGTCCACCGATGGCAGCGCACGTGGTTCGCCATGTGATGGAGCACGCATGACCCGCGCATCCCGTTGGGATGGAGGCAACGCCACGCGCGACTGGCGCCCGATGCTGCGTGCGCTGCTGGCCGAGCACGGCAAGCCCGCGAGCACCGGCGACATCCTGCAGGCGCTTGGGCTGGCCCGCTACGGGACCAACCACAGCGTGTTGCGTGCGCTGCGCCAGATGGTGGATGCCGGCGACCTGCGCACGTGGGACGTGCGTGGTGCCGACGGCGGCGTGCGGCGCGTCTACCAGTGGGTGGCCGAAGAGATGCACGGGCCCATCCAGCAACACCGCACAAAGCAGACCGGGGGCAAACATGCGCGTCGCCTTTGACCGCTCAGACTGGCTCGCCGCCATGCGCCTGGCTGAGCGGGTGGCCATTCCGAGCAGCCCGCCCACGTCTCTGTCCTGCGTCACCCTGCGGACGCTGGACGCGCACCACGTGGAGCTGCACGCCGCTGACGGCGGGGAGCTGGGCTTGCGCGCGGTGGTCTCTGCGCGCGTGTCCTCCAGGGGTGAGACGGCGCTGCTGGCGCACCACGCCGCGGAGGTGGTGCGGCATGCGCCCGAATGGGGGGACGTGTGTCTGCGCGCGGATGGGGACGTGGCCGAGTTTTCCTCCGGCCCGTGGCGCACGGGCCTGCACACATACACCCCGGTGCGCGTGGAGAATCCCGCGGCTCCGCTGGAACCGCTGCCCACCGTTCCCGCGCGTTCCCTGCAGACGGTGCTGGCGGGGATGGCCGCGCACACCGGGGACGGTCTCAGCACCACGTACGCCATGACGGGCGTGCTGCTGCGCGCGGATGGTGAGGCGCTCACCGCCGTCGCATCCAACAACCGGGTGATGTTGCGGCGTTCGGTCCCATGCGCGGTGACGCTGCCCCCGCTGCTTTTGCCCGGCCGCGCGGTGCGGCTGCTGTCCGACCACCTGCAGAGCTGCGCGGACGTGTCGTGGGGGCTGTGCGGCGGGACACTCTTTGTGCAGGCGGGTCAGCTGTGGCTGCGCATCCGGCTCATTGCGCAGCGCTACCCAGACAGCGCGCTGGCGCTGGCGGAAGAGGAAGCGGCGCGCTGGGTCCAGGTGAGCGCTGACCGGATGCACACCGTCCTGGAGCGCGTGCGGGCGCTTGGGAGTGACGATGACCTGCAGGTGCGCCTGGAGCACGTGAAGCGCGGGCTGATGGTCTCCGCGGCCACCGCTACCGGACCGACCCAGGGCGGCCTGGTGTGCGACATGCTGCCCGCGGTGGGGGCGCCAAGCCCGCGCGTGGTGCGGGTGGGCGCGCGTGACCTGACCTCCGCATCCGCGGGCATGGTGGGGCGCATCCACCTGGCCACCGTGGGCGACGCCGTGCTGGTGCTCAACTCCGACGCTGCGGATGGCGCGCGTGCCTTCCTGGCGATGGGGGCCGGGTGAACTCCGCCACGCTTCTCTCCGCCTTCCCAGGCGCAGACCTGTCACCGCGCGCGCGTCACAGCGTGGCGGAGCTGGATGCCATGCAGGCCGCCATGGCCCGCGTGGACCCGCGCCCGCTGCATGCATGGGCGGTGTCCCGCCGGCTGGCGGAGGCGCGGCACCCGCTCTTTGGGCGCGGCGTGATGGCCGACGACGCGAAGGAGCGCCTCAACGCGCGCGAATGCCTGAACGACGGTGCGCTGGGTGGCGTGCACGCGTGTGACCCGGCGCTGTTGCCGGAGTCCGTGCGCGGGTGGGCACGCGCGCGCATCCGTGAGCACGGGCCGGCGCTCTGGTGGACGTCCGAGGATGCGGATGAGGCGAGCCGCACGCACATGCTGCCCAACGTGGCGGGCCTGTGGCACCTGCGGGATGGCGCGGTGGCGCAGCTGCCGGGCACCCGTGGAGGCCTGCAGGACGTCCCGCGCGGGTGGCGGCCGCGGATGTGGCCGTACAGCGAGCCCGCCATCCTCATCACGGAGACGCTGCCGGACGCGTGGGCCGCCACGGTGGTGGCGCGTGAGTGGGGTGACACCGACGTCCTGTGCGTGCTGAGCCCATGGGACTGGCGGGCATGGGGGCGCATTCTTGCCCAGCGCTCCAAGTCCCTGCGCGCCGCGGTGGTGCTGTCATCACTGCAGTCCGCGGACCTGGACCGGCGGCTGGAGGCCATGGACCGGTGCGGCCGCCAGCTGGCTGCGGCGGGGATTGACTACGTGCGTCCCGGATGGGGCCGCCTGATGGGCGCCGGCTCCGTGCCCGCGGGCGCCACGGGCCTGGGTGACTGGGTGGCGGCGGTGGGCGCGCCGGTGGTGGCGCTGCATCTTGCGGCCGCGCTGCGTGGGGATGCGCGTGACGCAGCCTGAGACCCCCGCCATCAACTTCCACGCGCTGGCCCAGCACCCGGAGTTCCAGGCGCTGGTGGCCCAGATGGCTGGCGCTGCGCTGGCGGGGAAGCCGCTGCTCCCCGCGGCCAACACCGACCCGGAGGAGGCGAAGAGCACGCCCGAGAACGACCCGCTGCACCACTGGCGCGGCGTTGCGCGGGAACGGCTCGGAAAGCTCAAGGCGCGCGCCAAGGGGTTCACGCGGTTCACCGAGGATGACCTCACGGTGGGCCAGCTCTGGGAAAAGCGGTTCCCCAAGATGGAGTGGCAGGTGCGCCACTTCTCGCTGCCGGGCCGCCTGATGGTCCTGTCCGCGGAACCGAAGTGCGGGAAGACCTGGACCATGCTGGACCTGCTCATGGCCATTGCGTGCCGGGCGTGCCTCTGGGGCTGCGCTGATTTCCCGGTGGAGACCAGCGGCCCCACGTACGTCTTCTGCGCGGAGGACACGCAACAGGAGCTGCAGGCGCGCACCACGGCGCTGGCGGTGCGGTTCACCCAGGAGCAGCGGGCGCTGGTGGCCAAGCGCGTTCGCATCCTGCCGAGCCAGTCCGCGGACCTGCTGGATGACGAGTCCGTGGTGGAGTTTTGCGCGCGCGTGCTGCGCCACAGCAATGAGGTGGGCGAGCTGCCGGCGGCGGTGCTGATTGACCCGCTGTTGGACGTGTTCAGCATTGAGGACGAGAACAGCGCCACCGAACTGAAGCGCGTCATGGGCCAGCTGAAGTTCATCCGGGACATCACCGGGGCCACCGTGTGGGTGGTGCAGCACGCGGGCAAGGCGTCCGCCAGCAGCGGCAAGCGGCGCGGTGGGCAGCGCATGCGCGGGTCCAGCGTCATTCACCAGATGGTCCAGGGCGGCGTGTATTTCGAGAAGACGCGCCCGGATGACGACGACTCCATGGAGGCGCGGGTCACATTCGACCTGCGCACGGGGCGCAAGCACCGGCCCATCATCATCAACCCCGTCATCGTGGACAACGAGGACGGATTCGCCATGCGCCTTGATTGGGAGGTGCGGGATGCGCCACCCAAGGAAGAAGCCAGCCCGAAGAAGAAGGACACCCGGGACGAACGGCGCGCCCGGGCCCTCAGCATCCTCAACAACGCAGACCGCCCCATGGGCAGCACCACGCTGGGTGGGATGCTGCGCTGCACCCCGGCCACCGCCAAGGCGCTGCTCCTGGAGCTGCTGCGCGAAGGCCTGGTGGCTGAGCTGACCACCGACAACCGACCCCTCGGATGGGCCATCAGGGATGGCGCCGTCTACGCGCGGCACATCCAGGGCGCCGCCGCAAAGGAACCGACATGAGCACGTACAGCTTCACCATCTACGGCGCGCCACGCACCAAGAAGAACCATGGCATCCACCTGGCCAACGGGCATCACCTGCCGAACCCCGCGTGGGTGACGTGGGTGAAGACCGCGCGCGTGCATCCGCCGCTGGACCCCATGTTGATGTACCTCCACCAGCACTGGCGCAAGCTCTCGGCCGCGAAGCGCGCAGGCCAGAAGCGGCCCGATGCCGTGCTGCCGCCGGGCCGGAAGTGGCGCGTGTGCGCGGTGTTCTTTCGTGACCGCGCCACCGGGGACCTGGACAACTTCATTGTCGGGCTCGGTGACCTGCTGCAGGACCACGGCATCATCGACAACGACAAGCACATCGTGAGCTGGGACGGCTCGCGCCTGGGCAAGGACGCGCGGAATCCCCGCGTGGAGCTGACGTTCATTGAGCAACCCGCGGCCGCGGTGCGGACGCAGGAAGGGGTGGAGAACCATGGGTGATGTGATGCGGTTCAGCGGATGCAACGCAATGCGGAGCACCGGCAAGGCGCTTCTGGTGAACATCCCGGGCGTCGGCGAGGCGTGGGTGCCGCAAAGCGCCATCCACGACGACAGCGAGGTGTTCAACGCCACGGACGGAGCAAGCGGAGACCTGGTGGTGGCGGAGTGGTGGTGGGACGCGCGCGTGAAGGAAGCAGCGGCGAAGGCGCGCGAAGCCAAGGCAGCAAAGAAGAAGGGAGGCGCGTGATGGGACTGAAAACCGGAATCGCGTGGACGCACTCCACGTTCAATCCGTGGCGCGGGTGTCAGCGCGTCTCGCCTGGGTGTGAGCACTGCTACGCCGAGACGCTGAGCAAGCGGAACCATGCGCTGCTGGGCCAGTGGGGCCCGCCTGCATCTGGCGGCACGCGCGTCATTGCGTCGGCATCCATGTGGCGTGAGCCGCTGCGGTGGAACGCGGAGGCGGCGAAGACCGGGCGCGAACACCGCGTGTTTTGCTCCAGCCTCGCGGATGTGTTCGAGGACCTGCGGGAACTGGACGAGCCGCGGCAATGGCTGTGGGCGCTCATTCACGCCACGCCAGGTGTGGCGTGGCTGCTGCTGACGAAGCGGCCGGGAAACGTGCTGCGGATGGTGCCGCGCCGCTGGTGGACTGCCCCGGATGGAGAGACGCCATCCGCGGAGCACTGGCCCCGCAACGTTTGGGTGGGCACCACCGTGGAGGACCAGCCGCGCGCGGACGAACGTATCCCGTTGCTGCTGGATATCCCCGCGCCGGTGCGGTTCCTGAGCGTGGAGCCGCAGCTGGAGCACGTAAGCCTATCTGGCCACCACGCCGTGGAATGGGTCATCCAGGGCGGCGAAAGCGGCCCGCACGCACGCCCGTTTGACTTGGCGTGGGCGCGTTCGCTGCGGGACCAGTGCGCGACCGCGGGCGTGCCGTACTTCTTCAAGCAATACGGCGCCAACACCGTGCGGCACAGGTTTGATGGGCCGCCGCCGCCGCGTGGGCACATCGCTGACCCCGATTGGTTTGCGCCAGACCTGCGCATCCAGCAGGTGCCGGAGGTGCGCCATGCCGGGTGACGTGAAAGTGGAGCGTGTTTGGCAGCCCATCGAAACCGCGCCCAAGGGCACACTAGGCCCGTATCAGCACGGACCGTGGCTGCTGCTGATGAAGGTCCAAGCCGACGGCACGCCGCACTACACCGTGGGGTGATTCAACTGGCACGGGTCAGGCAGGCGAGGTGCGTGGGCGGACTGGAATAGTAACTTCAAGCCCACACACTGGACGCACCTTCCGCCACCGGACGCAGCCAGCAAGGCGGAGGTGAAGCCGTGATGCGCCGCGTGAAGGACATGGATCCCGACAACCGGCCCCGCCCGCGCACGTCCCGCTTCTGTGTGATGTGCCACAAAGACATTTCCACCGGCGACCGAAACGCGCGCGTGGTGCGTGTTGACCCGCTCAACCGCCGCCACCGCGGGTTTCTCTCCTGTTGGTGTTGGGACTGCGAAGAGAATACCAGAGGCAACCATGCACTCTTCTGACCTCCCGAACTGCCCGCTGTGCGGGAGCGAAATGGTCCGCAACACCAGCCGGCCCGGATGGCTGTATTGCAAACTGGCGGGCATGGATAATTTGTGCGGGATGCCGGTGGTGGTTGAGCATCAACTGCGCGCCCTCGCTGCCCTGCGGAAGCCGATGCCCGAAGACCAAACGGACGCGCTGCTGGACCGTCTCACGGATGCGCGTGAGGATTGGTGGAAGGCGGCATTGGACAGTCGGCGCAGCACCTACCAGGAGGCCATGAAGTCATGGCGCGTGGTTCTTGCTGACGTGCGCGCCGCGCTCACGGGGAAGCAATGAAGCTGGATTCCTCTTGCTCCACCGCTACAGGACACGCACCACGGTGACCACGCGGCGCCACTCCAGTGCGCCCTCGGGAGTCACCATGTCCACGCTGAGCGAGAAGCAAAAGTATTTGGCCGACAAGGCCGACGAAATCCGGGCGCACCTGGGCGGCAGTGCCGTTGGCATCGTGGTGGTGGCCGACCTGAACGGCAACACCATCCCGGACGCCACGGTGGCCACCAGCATCCCGATTCTGGAGGTGCCCACGGTGACCGCGGATGCGCCCGTGGAGCCGGCCATTGCCGCGCTCAAGGGCATGGCGGGCCTGCTGGGTCCCGGCCCCGCCAAGCTGGTGGGCGGCGCACTGGACTCCCTGATTCCGCCGCGCACCGTCGGCTGAGCTCACATTGCCCAGCCACACCACCCTGGGCAGCACGCCAAGCCGGTGGCGGTAACCGCATCTGCGGACCGGCTCCTTTTCCCTCACCAACCCATCACCACCACAGGAACACACACCATGGCCAAGGCCCGTCCCGAAACCATCATCCACCAGTGCCCCTTCAAGCTGACCGACACGGAGGTGGCCGAGCGCGGGAAGCAGCTGGCCCAGCTCGGCTACCAGCTGAGCGCCAACAAGGAATCCGCCAAGGAGGCCGCCGCGTCCTTCAAGAAGAAGGCGCAGGAGATTGAGTCCCAGCAGAGCGCCCTGGCGCGCGTGGTGAGCGAAGGCCAGGAGTACCGCCCGATGCCCTGCCACTGGATTTACGTGGAGCGTGAGGCCAAGGCGTTCTTGCTGCGTGACGACACCGGCGAGACCGTAGCGGACCGCCCGCTCACCAGCGCGGAGTTGGCGGCGCTGCGGCAGGGCGAGCTGCCCCTGGGTGATGAGGAACTGCGCACCGGCGGAGCGAACTGATGCGGGCCGCCATGTCTGCTGTGGAGATTGCGCGCGTCTGCCACGAGGTGAACCGCGCGTACTGTGAATCTCTCGGTGATGCGTCGCAGGTGCCTTGGGAGGAAGCACCCGCATGGCAGCGCGAAAGCGCGGTCAAGGGCGTGCAGCTTCACCAGTCCGGCGACCACGGGCCTTCGGCGTCACACGAAAGCTGGATGAAGCAGAAGGTTGCAGACGGCTGGGTCTATGGCCCCGTGAAGGACGCCGTGAAGCGGGAGCACCCGTGCATGGTGCCGTTTACGGAGCTCCCGCGGGAACAGCAGGCCAAGGACTTCATCTTCCGCGCCGTGGTCCACGCTCTCTCGAGGTGACCATGACCGCACGTCTCACCCGGCGTGAGCGCACCGCGCTGCGCTTCCTCGGCTACGGGCTCATGCGCGCGGGCATGCTGGCGCCACAAGCCGGTCCGACGACGCTGGCGCAGCGCATCCGCAGGGTGAACGCGGCGACGGCGCTGCTGTTGATTGCGCTCACCGAGGGCGCGTGCACCGCCCCCGTGCACCTGGCCAATGCATGCCGCGACCACCAGCACGGCATTGTGCGCTTCAACGAATCGGATTGCCCGGTGGCCGTGTGCCGCCCGGTTGACGGCGGCTCGGCTTGGGTCGCCTTGGAGGATGCATGTCGGTGAAGAGCCTGGAAGGGTTCGACGTGAAGGTGCGCGTCCGAGCCGACGGGATGGCGGAATGGTCCGTCGTGAAGGTGGTGCGGGACATCAACCAGAAGAGCGCGGACGAGAAGCCCGTGGCCGGTGTTGACGTCACCGTGGACAACGCGTTCATGACCGCTGCGCGCGTGGCGTCTCGGATGGGGCGTGAGTCATGAGCGCGCCCACCAAGACGCACGCAGCAACCGTGCACCAGATTGTCCCGCAGCTCGTGAACCAGAACCCAAGTTGGTACGTGCGGCGCCCCTGTGGGTTCCACCGCGAGCGGCTATCGGAGAGCACTGCGGATGTGGTGGCAAAGCAGCACAACGCATCGCCGGCCAAGACCGCACGCCAAGCAACGCCAGCCCGCACCCTGCTGGACCAGCCCGCGGAGCCGGTGGGCGGCTGGTGGCCCGAGGACGTGGGCGAGCCCCAGGTGCGCGAGGAGGGTCCGATGCACCCGCGCGCGGGGACGGTGGTGGAGCACGACGAAGATGCCGCCACGCTGCCGCTCGGCACCGTCGTGGATTACGGGTGCGTCATCACCTCCATCGGTGATGTCATGGGCCGCATTGCCGTGCATGCACTCAACGCCCACGGCCGGAAGCACTGGCGGATGCAGTGGCGATGGAAGGACGGCGTGAGCGGCGCCCGCATCCTCTACGTGCCGCTGAGGGAGCCGTGAGCGCCGCCGACATCACCGTCACTGATGTGGAGATGCGCCACGGTGGATACGACCCCGACAGTGGCGTGCTCATCAGGTGGGCCGAGGCGCACGTGAACGCCGTTCCTGTCGTGTTTGCCGAATCGCACACGGACCACGGCGGTGCGCTCTGGGAGATGATGGGGCCGCATCGGCGCGTGTACGTGTCCGCCGACAACGATGGCGTGGTGGAGATTGGCCACTACGACGACCGGCGGCCCAACGCCCCGCCCGCGTACTTCCAAGTGCAGCGCCCCGGCGACATCCTGAACGCGCTGCTGTGGGTGACACAATGAGCATCACCATCACGCCCACCGCCAGCGGCGCCTATTGGCAGGACGCCGCTGGCAACGAATACGTGCGCCTGGATGTCATGCGGCAACAGATGAAGACCCAGGACACCATTGCCAAGGCGGACCGCGAAAACGCGCAGGTGGCCATCAAGCAAGCCCGCATTGACGCTGCGTGGGAGAAGCAGCGCGGCGACCGCTACCGCGCGCGTGCGCTGGCGCTGATGAAGCAGGCGCGCAGGTGGCGGGCCGTCATTGCGAACGAGCGCGGCATCAGGGCGATGCAGAGGGACATCACCAGAGGCCACATGGACCGCGCCGAGAAGGCGGAACGCGAACGCGCCACCGCGGACCGGCTCCGCCTGGAAGCGCTGCAGGAGGTGGAGCGGTTGAAGGCGTTCGCGCGGCAGGTTGAGTCCATCATGGACAGCATCTGCGGGGCGCAGGCGTTCAACTTCAGCGAGCACGCGTATCCGCTTCGCGCTGCGCTGGATGCGGCAGGGTTCCCCGGCAGGGGATACGAAGAGGCGCGCGCCGGGCTCGGCACGTTGATTGAGAACGTCAAGGCCCTGGAGCTTGACAACGAGCGACTGCGGGCGCGGGTGGCGGAACTGGAACCGCGTCCGGCGCAGGTGCAGGGCTGCGGTGGGCCTGACCCGGGGGCGATCACATGAGGCGCATCCTGTTCCTGTGGCTCAACCTGGGTTGGCCTCTTCACGCCGCCATCCG